ATTGTAGGACTAGTTATTCCTGCTGCAGTCAAAAATGCACTTGCATCTGGATCAATTGCAGGTGTTTTTGGCATTAAAGAAATTAAACTATAATAACTCATATTTTTATGCTTCTGTTGCTACTCCTATTGCATCCCATCTACTATCAGTAGAATTATATATTAAACCTACATAAGTTGTTTTATTAATTACAGTAGTTGTTGGTAATGTTACTCCAATTGCTCTATAACCTCCAGTACCTGTTGTCCATGTTATTGCTCTAGCAGTACCATTGTCTTTTATTCTAATCATTAATGCTTGTCCTTGAACAGGTGTTCCTGTTGGTATAGCCATTGTTAGTGCAGCAGCTTGAGCTGTTATAACTACTATATTATTATCACTTGTTGGAGTTACTGTAGCAGAACTTGCTACTGATTGAACAGATAATGAGACATTTGGAGAGGCCCAACTACCATCAGCTCTTAAAAATTGAGTTGTATTATTGGCTAACTTAGGAGCAAATCCATGTTTAGTTGTACTTACATTATTAGTAGTAATATCACTAGTTGATAAGTTAGCATCTGTAACTGTAAATGTGCTATCAGCTGATAAGTTTGAAATAGTGCCATTAACTGTTATATTTCTACTTGTTGGCACTCCTCCTAAACCTGATAATGTTTGGTCCCCTGTATTTACCCCACTTGTGTTATTTATTACTAGTAAATTAGCATCAGTTACATATCTTTTATCAAACCCATCTGCAATATCGTCTGTAGTTGCATCTGTACTACTTGTAATTAATCCTTGAGAATCATAGGTTATTTTAGTTTTTGTATCTCCTGTAATACTTGCATTTGCAGTTACTTTTGAATCTACAGCACTTTTTACTAGGTTATTTGTAGGATATTTTATAGTGCTTGTATCTAAAATTGTATTTTCTTTATTAGCTTCATTTTCAGGAGTATAACCTAAAGAACCTATTACACTTGTTATAAATCCTTGACTATTAACCCATGATTGAGTAGCATATCCCACTAAAGCTGTTGTAATTTGTGTAGCCACTGCACTTGTAGTTGTAAAAACAATTGTAGCCCAATCATATACAGATTTAACACTTGGATATTTTGTATCACTAGCTTGGTCAGTATTTACATTAGTAGATTTATTAGCTAAATTTTCAGGAGTAAATCCTAGTACATCTTGTTTTGAAGCGGCCAATCCACTATACTGACTGTTTGTAGCATTATCGCCAGTGTTTGTCCCACTCGTATTGCCTAAAACTGTTAGTTGTGCATCTGTAATATAACGCTTATTTAAAGTATCTGCTATGTCTGCTGTTGTAGCATCTTCACCATTTGTTACAAGGCCTTTTGCATCGTATGTAATCTTTGTCTTAGTAGCTCCTACAATAGCAGTATTTTTTACAACCAATCCAGTTAAGTCTTGGTCACCAGTATTTATACCACTTGTATTCCCAATCACACTTAATTGAGAATCAGTTACATATCTTTTATTAGTTGAATCTGTAATATCAGCAGTTGTTGCATCTGCTCCATTTGTAACTAAGCCTTTTGTATCATAAGTAATTTTAGTTTTAGTTGCAGCGGTAATGTCATTATTTTTTACAACTAATCCACTCAAATCTTGATCTCCTGTATTACTACCACTTAAAGTTGTAATACCTAATATTGTTTTGATTCTTGAAATATCAAAATAAGATACTATAGCACTCCAAACAGGGAACTTAGTTGTACTGGCACTATCTGTAGTGGAGGTGGACTTATTAGAGGAGTCTTCTTTTAAGCCTATTGCAGTAGCTTGTAAAGTAGAGATAGGTTTATTTGCATCACTTGTATTGTCAACATTATTTAAACCTATTGCATTTTTATCTAAAGTTTGAAATGTTTTATCTCCTCTCCAATATTCAGAGGAAGTACCACTTGTTATAGCAGGTTCTTTGGTCAATAATCCCGCATTAACTGCATCCACAGTAGGATACTTTATAGAGCTAGGCGTTAAGTCATTTTGTTTATTTGCAAGATCTTCAGGAGTATATCCTAAAGCATCAGTTACATCTGAACTTAATAAATATACATCTCCCTGTCTGTTATTAAAAGAGTTTACTCCTGTTGAGGTATTAATAACTTTGTTAATCCATGTTTTAGAAACACTATCATAAGACAATACATCCCCTTCTTGTAAATTTTCAAAACTTAAACCTAATAAGTCATCTATATTTGGTGTAGATAAATTATAAAATCTATTATTTTGTGCATCCCAACCATAATATTTGCCATCTGTTTTAAGATAATAAATATAATAAGAATATCCAAAATCAGGAAGACTGTTTAAGAAATAAACCTGCATGGTCAAATTTTATTTTTTGGGAGTTTTTTTTATCGCTTGTGTTCTTATTAAAACTTCTTTCAAATTTGTCCAAATAGAGAATCCAAAGATAGATTTTATATTTTCATCTATACTCTTTGCTTCTACAAAGCATAAAGATATAGTTATCAATTTAGTTAATAAGTAATTATTTTGATAATGTAATTTTGCAAACTCGTTTATTAAGTTATAATCTATTATAAAAAATGTTAATACAGTTAATTGATAGAGTAAAAATTTGCTTATAATTACACTTGCTTTCCTGGATGTAATAGACTCCCACCCATCTAGTTTAATTGACTTGATAATTCCTAATATAGTATCCAAAAAAATCATGGCACCTACAGCTAATAATAATCCATATATAGGGGAAAAAAAGGCAACTATAGAAATTAATAATGTTTTTAACATCATTACTACATTAAATTCAGGTATTTTCATTATTTATAATTTTGCCTTTAATACTAAAGTGTTATTTAATTAAAATTTATTATTGGTGGTTTAGCAATATATTCAATAGTAGCTAAATCTTTTACCCACAATACATCTTCATATGTTGCATTTAAAACTTCTTCTTGGGATATAATCCAATTGTCATTAATATCTTGAATAGGATTAAAATAAGAATTACTAAAATAACGCTTTCCTATCAGTAAATTTTTTTGCTGCTCTGTTAGTAAATGTACTATCATACGTTTCTGCTTAATGTAGTTTCAAATATTTGTATAGCTGCTCTAAAATTAGCTTCTTCACTATCACTAAGTGCTTCTTGTATACTAGCAAACGCCAAATTTGCTTCAGAAAATTCCGCTCCAACTGTATTATTTGATGCTAATAAATAATAAGTGCCAAAGAAATTAGGTTCATCTGCTGAAGAAACCGTTATAGAAGAAGTTCCTGGTCTGTAATATTTAAAACTACCAGCAGCACTTTTGCTCATTGTAAAAAATCCCATTTGATTTCCTGCAATACTTCTACCAGATTGAGCAAGACCTAAAGTAGAATAGTCACTACCTGCAAACTCAGGATAAAATCTATTAGAAACTTGACCAAAGGCATCGATTAATCCCATTGGTGAGCCTATAGTTAAAACATTTCTTATATACATTGAAATAGATTTGTTATCACTTGCTAAATCAACTATATCATTTAGGTATGTTTCTGCATATCCATTGACTCCATTGCTTGTTATACCATTTGCATCATGAGTTATTCCCCCATTGAACGTTAATCTAAATGCAGGGTCTGAGTCTGTAGGATTTTTTAAATTCCATTTGTGAGTATTATCAGTGCCTCCAACTAATGGGTAGATAGCCTTCATTTTACTCCATATATTGTCAGCTTTCATTTGAACTACTAAAGTGTCAATAGCTCCTGAAATAGTAGCATCTGTAATTCCAGCAGCAGTTAAGAAAGCTTGTGCATCTGGGTCTAAAGATGGTCCAAAAAAATATGGATTAATTATCATCTAGTTCCTATTAAAGTTATTTTTAAACCTGTAGCAGTTCCATCTCCTATCTGGTCAATGTCTATTGTAATTTCAGCATCGTCAGTTAGGGAAGATGTTGCAATTGTAGCAGGTACTGAAGCTGTAGTACTTGTTTTTTGTGTATTATTCATAGTTAATAGTGTCCCTAAAATAGAAGTTCCATTTTGGTTTATATCAACTGTAAAGTCAAGTCCAGAAGATTGAGCAGTTGTTAAACTTGCTCTTACTTCAGTAAGTGTAAAAGCTGTTGGAAGTCTAAAAGTAACTTTTGATGTTCCAGGAGTTAAAGGAGTAAACTCATCACTTGCTGCAACCTGAATTTCAATTGGTATAGTTACTGTTTGTAAAACCCAAATAGCTGCTCCAGTAGCTGCACTAGTACATGTATAAGTACTATTATCATCCAATGTCCATAATGAACCTACACCATATCCTTTTGTATTATCATCATTAACTGTTGGAGTAACATTAAAATTATATAATGATTGTCTAATTCCAGTACCATTTCCATCCATTACATAAAGCCTTCCTGCTTCCCACTTTAACTCATAGCCAACTGCACAAATTTGAGCAATACCCTTAGTTCCCCCAAGTCCTGCATCTATAGTGCCCTCTCTTAGTCTTGAAGTGTTTGCAAAATACAATCCTTGTAATGTATCAAAATTTATATCATTAGCTCCAGATGCATTGCCTATTCCTAAAACACTTGATAAGTTTTGACTACCTCCACCACCTGCAGTAATCCAATCTCCCTGTTGATTTAAAACTAAATTTGCATCGCCTCCACTAGAAATACCTAAACAATTTTTAATTAGGCAACATAGATTTGCACAACTACTGTATAATATATTGTATAGTTTAGTACCTGCTGTGTAACCAAACATGGTTAAAATATCTGCTCTACTTAATCTGTTCATTTATTTAACTTTTTTAATATGTTTTATTTAATATAAAAATATCACTATATATTGAGTTCCCCGCATTATTACTTCCCCATTGTACAGTGACATCTAAAGTGCTAGGTATTGTAGTATCAAATGTAGTACTATTAACAACATTAAATGCGAATCCTTGAGTTGCTGCATTGGAAGTTTTAATATAATGAAACGAACCCAATGAAACAATAGAGGCTACAGTTGCACCACCTATTTGTCTAATAGTAAAATCAATATTTAAACTCCATACATCATTGATAATTGAATTTGTTAAAGTTTGCACTCCGCTATCTAATAATACAACACCATTTGTTCTAGACCTTATTCTAATAGTTTGATTATTTGCTGCATTCATAACTCCGCCAAACACAGCCCTAAAACTATCTCCTACTTGAAATCCATTTGCAGGTACTGTTAAAGTTCCTACACCTCCGTTAATCAATGTAGTTTCAACTGTAGTTCCTGTAATTGGAGTACTATTTCCTGTTTGAGCAAATAATCCAAATAAACCTTGAGGTCCTGAGTGAGTTACCCAATCTCCTTGTTGGTTTAATAATAAATTAGGATTACCTGAAGGACTAATTCCTAAGCAATCTTTAACTATACAACAAAAATTAGCACAGCTACTATATAATAAGTTATATAACTTTCTTCCTGCTTTATAACCAAAAAGATCTATAATTTTTTGTTTAGTCATTAGTTATTATTTATTTTAACACCCAACCCATTGAATAGGAATAGCTTGTATATGTTGTGGTACAACACTGAAACTTTGAAGATCATTATTTATAGTACTTCCTGTAAAAGAACCTGTACCACTACCTGTAAAAGGATGAGAGTGTATTCCTGAAGCCCCAAAAATAGCTCGTGCACCACAATCTCTCCCTCCATCAGTAGTTATACCTTCCCCTTGACATTGTAAAGGATCATTACCATCTATACCACTGTAAGCCCCACAACTATCAGGACAAGCATTACTAGCATTATACTCATAAAAGGCTTTATGTGTATGTAAACCTGCAGGATCAGTAGTTCCTGTAACATTAAAAGTAGCATTAGTGGTAAAAGATACTGGAGGAATATTACTATCATCTAAAGTTACTGAATTATTTCCTGAAGGAGTAGTAATTGCACTAGGGCCATATTTTATAAAGTTTCCTAAAACAGCAGGAACGGTCCCTATAACATTTATAGTACCATTATTACCGTTAGCAATAGCCCATCCTGCTACAGGTCCTGGAATTAAACCTAACCCTGTTACATCAAAATCTGTTTGTAATCCAAAATAAGGAAGGATTGTTTTTGGGGGAATTAGTCCATTTACTTTAAAAGTTTTGGAATTAGTAGTCTCAGTTAAAGTAACTCTAGTTGAATCACAGGCAGTTACAGTAACAGGTTTAGTTAAATTTAAATTATTTACTTGATTTTGTAAAGCAGTTAATTGAGTATTTAATGTTTGTAGCTGAGTACAATAAGCAGACTCAGTATCTAAAATACTTTGTAATACTGTTAATAAAGAAGTTTTAGTTAAATTAATACAAGGACTATTTTCTACTAAAGTTGACATATCTAATTGACTTTGGAGTAAGCCAATACAATTATCAAATTTAGCAATTACAGATGTAAGTAATTCTCCATTAGTAATGGTATTACCATTACATATAATTAAATCAGGACCAGAGTACTGAATTAATCCAGTATTGGTTTCTAAAGGGTTACAGTCTACACACATATTTTTTGTTTAATTAATTAAAAAGTACAGAAAGTAGTATTGTTAAAATTACTTAGAGCCAAATTAGTAACAGTAATTGTACTTGTTTTTATAGAGTTGTCAAAAGCGTCATTTGGGTCTACTTTACAAGGGGTATTGGCTTCCAATACCACTATCTCTAAATCAACTGTTGAATCAATAGTTGGATTAGCCACTGTTTTATCGTGATAAGTTCCTCCAGGATTTTTATCTACATTTATATACCATAATCCTTGGGAACCATTATAAGTAGCCCAAACACTATTTGGAGTATTTGAACCCCAAGTTAAAGGCTCATTTGAACCAACTACAGTTATAGATTGGATTGTCTTTAATGCTTGCCATCTAATATTAGAACCTCCTTGAGTAGCAATACAGCTATCTGAAAAAACTACAGGTGTTGCAAAGTATGTAGTTAAATCTTTGTAGCATCCTACATATCCTGTTCCAACACTTCCATTTAAAAATGTTTGTCCTCCAGTATTTTGAGCACCTTGCCATAAATAAATTTGAGCAGTTGCCCCACTTGTATTATTACAACCTACTGAATTACTATATCTTCTAAAATTATCTGCAAAAAAATACTCAGTATATAACGAGAAAGAAAAAGGTGTACTATCTGAACATTTTTGAACCTCTATGTTAACTCCACCTAGTCCAGAAGATTTAGCTTGTAAAACATTTGTAGGGTCTTTATCTACAACCATTGCCCAGCCATTTAATGTTTGGCTATAAGTATTTCCTCCAAAATTAGAAGGGTATGCATTTGAAAAAGTAGCGTTGTTTAAATATACAAAAGATACATTAGCAGTATTTGTTCCTACAACTTTTACAGAATGTATTTTAGAATAATATTCTGTTTTAGTTGACCCTCCTCCAGGATTGTAAACTTCATTACATCCGCAATGAAATTTAATTGGGATTACCCACTGAGTAGTGGAAAAACTTAACATATCTTCTGGTCCAACCTCATAAGAAATATAAGGATCTGAACTTGGATAATAAGAAGTAACCTCTGAAGGGCAACCACAACAAGTTTTATCAAATTCTGTAAGAGCTTCTAAACCCTTATTTATACATTTTTCTGCCATTTTTTTTATTTTTAGTCACAGTCGTTCCAACAGATTCTTAAATTTATAGTTGAATTAGGGTTAATGTCCGCACAGGTTTTATCTACAGTAAGGTACCAAATTCCATCTCTAACTACGGTAGTATAAGTACAACCCGTAGATGATAGTACTGTTATAGAACTAACTTTTAATATTTTACCTGCACAAGTGAACACATTTGGAATAACTGCTTCATACTTACTTAATGAAGGATTAGTTTCAGACCAACATAAATCATTTATATTTATGTTATAATTAGCTTCATTAGGATTGTCACAATCAACACATGGTCCGCATTCTGGAAGGTCACAAGGGATTGTTAATGTACTATAAAACAAAGTTGGGTCTCCATTGCAATCATCTATGTTTGAAGTTAATTGTAGTTCAATTCCACAAATTTCTGAAATGTCATTAGTTGAAAATTCTATTCTGTATCCTGCTCCATAAGTAGTTATTGTTCCTATTTGAACTCCATTTTTTATTACAGATGCTACAACTCCGATAGTATTTGTCCAACCTGGACAATTTATTGTATAGTCAGCTAGTATGGTAATACCCTCTAGGATTTCATAACAATCTGCTATTGTTACAGTAAAAGCATTTTCTTCTGGACAATCTGCACAACACTCATTTATGTCATTTTTTCCAAAAGTTCCTGAATAATTTTTAGAAACTCCGCAAACTGTATACCCAAATATTACACTAATCATGCCTACTGGCCAAGAACTTTCAGATGAAAGAATATGCCACTTATTGTTTATTTTTACAAATTTTAGTATATTTGAGGTACCCAATGTATTATCAGTGACTACTGCTCCTTCAAAATCAATATTATTTACATTTACACAACCATTAGATGTAATAGTAACTTCTACTGCACCACCAACGATTCCTTCATCAGAATAAGGAATATAGCAATCTGCAAATGTTATATTTAAGTCTAGTTCGCAATCTTCACAACATACAGGAATATCACAAGGAAAATCTTCAGTTAATTCTATAGTTTTTACTACTCCACATTCGTTATAGTCTACAGTATAGTTTATTTGTAGATTTTCAGAAGGTGAAGGAGGTATTTGAGCCATTCCAGAAATCTGATCTAGAGGTGCTGCAGGAGGCACTGTTCCTCTAATATTTATATTAGTTATATTTTTATTGTAAAGATAATTAAACGTCACCGCATCATATACTAAAACATTTCCATACTCTTCAGCAACATATATCTTTCCATCTAATACTGCTATTCCTGGAGGTGATATAGAATTTACAGAAAGTGATAGTGGTGAACTTGAGGCTACAAGTGCCTTTGTAATATAATTAAACTTTCTTATTATAAATACAGGAGTACTAGTAAAATTGCCCTGTAACATGTAAACATGTGTACCATCAAATGCAATATCATTTACACAACTATTTACCCCATAAAGAGCACTTATATCTGAAAATATAGTGTAAGTTAAAGTAGAGAAATTGTATTCTCTAATCTCATATTCTGTTGCAGGAAGAAGACCTCCAGGTTGCATTCCTTGAACCCAATCTACTAATACTAAATTATCACTTACTGCTTCTAAAGAAACATAAAATCCATCTTCATAGTCTGCACCAGAAGGCTCTGCTATCATTGTAAAGTTAGATAAAACTAATGTATTCCAATCAATATCATATCTACCTACAAATGAATAATCAATAGGAAATGTTCCTGTGGGGTCTGGTGCTGTAAACCAATTAATCAAAAATATTTTATTGGCAGTTACTGCTATATCGCCATCTCCTGTATTTAAAGGCACTGTAATGCTTCCGTCAACAGGGTGGTTATAAACTACTGTTGGAGGGAAAGTAAGCTTAAAAGTAGCATCTCCTGTATTTACATTATATTCATATATTTCTCTGGCAAATGACTTTCCAAAATATATCCTTCCATCATTTCCACAATTTAAAGCTTTAAAAGCATTTATATCTTTTACTTTTAAATTCCAATCATTGTTAGTGTCTTTTACTATAGAAATATCTGGACTAGAAACGTAAATATTAGTTAAGTAATCATTGTAATTAGGAAGTCCTGTACAAGAAAATTCAGGGGTTATTTTTAATAAATAATCATCATTACCTATGTAAGACCAACAAGGACCGTAATCCATAGACAAAGTTGGTTCCAAACATGGTTCACAATAACTTATTTCCTTGTCTATTTCGTAATTACAACCCTTTGCGTCTACTATTTTTAAACTAACCTCAAAGTCTGTAACAATGTTTCCATTAATCCAATCAAGAAATAACACAGGATCTGTTACAGTTTTACCACTAGGCAAAGTAAATTTTGTAGGATCAAAAGTCCAATTATATGTAATAGTACCAAAACTATTAAATATAACTGGAGTTATTTTAATTCCAGTAGGAGTTGACTCTATAGTAAGAGCATTAATGAATAATTTACATAAAGTCTCAATAGTGTCTTCACATATAGTATCGTATTTTGACACACAAATTATCTCTTTAGTATTACAATTTAAACTATTTATATAGTTTTGTATAATAACAGACTCTAATTCTTGAGAGTCAGGTCCAATATGGTCAATAAAATTAATTACCAGTTGTGGTAATGAGCACTTAATTACATCCACTGCAACAAGATTTAGAATTTAATTTATCTATTATAATAGGGTTATTTAAATATGCAACTATTCTTTCGTATAATTCACACATTTCTGCACAATTACAACCTCCGCAATTTCCAGAAGTAGTTAGTGCTAAATAATATAGATACATGTTTTTATTTAATGTATCATCTTCTAAGGCATCTTCTAATAATGAGGCTATTTTACATTTAATAGTACAATCAGCAAAAAAACACTGAGTTTCTTCTATAGTTGAGCCATCTAGTAATGTGTATATAAGTTTAATTTTATAAACTCCATCTATAAAGTTTACAAGATTAAAAGATGCTGGTCGTAAGTATAAATAATCTAACCCATAAAACCAATTTCCTTGACTATTAAAGTTGAATAAAAATATCTCAACAGTTGTAGACATATTAAAACTAATAGGAACTATACCTGTTGGTAATCCTGTTATTCTAAGTTCATTACCTACAAGTACGACACTTAACCCAACAGTACTTAAACCATTGTCTATCAACAAATCAGTTATTGCAGTTAAGTAATCTCCTACTGTAGCAGTAGCCATGTCTATGTTTAAGTTATCTATAGAAAATTCTTGACCAGTTATTATATGTTTAAAAATAATTTCATCTAAAATATCATTTTTAGCAATATTCTGAGATAAATCTATTGACCAATAATCAAAATGAGTATATTGCAACTCTTTTTTAATTGGGGTTTCTCCACAATTAATATTATACTCTAATTCTACTTTTGTAAACTCAGAAGTCTCTAATAACAAATTTTCCTTTAATTTCTGAATTGTAGGAGAATCTAATTTAAGGTACTGGCAATTATAATTTTCTACTGTTAACATTTTTATATTTTTTTATACCTCCAATAAATTCTATTGGAAAGTGGTTTATATGTTTAATAATATCAAATATTTTCTATTAGTTTTTTTAGTTTTAATTCATCTAAACACTGTAGACAATATTTATCTATTTCTTGATATTCAGTGCATTCTTCTATTTCTTCTGCAAGATATTTAGAAGAAAGTATTTGCTTTTTACTGTAATCAACTGCAAATGCAAAGAAAGAAAATAATTTTTTATTTTCTAAATATATTTTTACATTTTCTATATCAGCAAGAGTATTAACAGGTACTGGTACAAAAAAAGACCCTACCCAAACTCCATTTGGTTGTGGAAGTGGGGGAAAATCCCACACAAAACTTTTATCAGTTTTAATAATTTTTTTTATTTTCTTTACAAGTATTTCAGCTTTAGTTCCTATTATTCTAATTAAAGTCTTTGTAATCGTATAATCTTCAGTCTCTTCTAAACAATAAAAGTTTTTATCTAATCTTACTCTAATGAAATTATTTTCTAAGAGTTGTTTAGTATAGATTAATTTTTGCAACTTATCCTTACAAGTCTTATATCCATAAGTTTCTGATCTACAAAAAGATTGTACTAACTTTGAAATTTCAGCATCTAATTTACACAATAAATCTTTATAAGTATTTAAAGTCATATTTTTAGTTATTTACAACCACAATCAATATTTAATACTCCTAATTTATACTGAAGACATTCGTGTATTTCAGTAGCAGTTTCTTTTTTACAAAGGCTTGCAGAAGACTTCAGTCCTTCTCTATATAACTTTAAAGTTTCAATATCCTTTGTCTCTTGTCTTAATTTACCTGTGCAATCATTATCATTGCAACATTTGTTTTGTAAATATTCCAAAGTTTTCTTATCAATAGTACAATCTAATTGACAAGTATTATAATAACAAAAAGTTTCACTGCTAGTAACTATAGGACTGCTAATATTTAGTTGCTGTGTTACCACTAATTCAATAGTATAATATCCTTCTAATATATCCTGTAAAAGTGCGTTTAAATCAGTTTGTTGGCCTAAATTTTTAGCATTTAAAGTAAGTTGCCCTTCAAAAGGAATTGATAGTTGTATAGTTTCAGTTTGACCTGGACTTAATACTTTAATATAAGTTGTTTTAACTGCACCCAATGTTAAATCATACTCAGAAGTATTATTAACATAAATATATTTGCAACTATGTTGACTAAATTCTAAATTTAAATTCATTTTATTGTGCTTTAAAGCTTTCGTATAAGTTTAATATTTCTTCTACAATAGGGTCTCTATGGTTAGTTTTTAAAACAATTTTAGTGTAATTTTTCAATTCTTTTTCTTGTAAAAAATCTAAAAATTTTATTCCTGAAGTAATTCCTCTACCTAAATCTATTTGGTTAATATCTCCACATAGCATCATCTTACTTCCTTTACCTAATCTTTCCAGAACCATTTTTACCTGACTTTCAGTAGTATTTTGTACTTCATCCACTATAATTACAGCTTCACAAAATGTACTACCTCTCATATAAGCAAAAGGTTTTATCTGTATAGACCCTTCTTTTATCATATTATCTATCTTGTCTTTCTTATATAAAGAATAGAAATTCTGATAGATGGCTTGTACATAAGGGTCAAGTTTTTCTTCCATACCCCCAGGTAAAAAGCCTAGTTTTTCTCCTGCTTCTACAGCAGGTCTTGTTATTATAATATGCTTTACTTGCTTTTTAAAAAACAAATCTAAAGCTACTTGGCAAGATACCAGTGTTTTTCCTGAACCCGCCTTTCCTGCAATATACGTTACACTATTTTGAAGTATAACTGATTTTGCTTGTTTTTGTTCCTCATTTAAAGTAATTTGGAATTTTATATTTTTTTCTCTTTCATTTGCAAATTCTGGCATAAATTATTTTTAGTAAGATTTATTGCAAATATGAGAATTAATTTTGAGTTTATAAATTAAAGTTTAATTATATTTTAAGGAACTATTGTACAATTTTTAGATAGCAAAATAGTCTCTAAGTTTGTTCCTGTAATTGAATTAATATTACTTGCAAAATTTACAGTATTAAGCCCGATAAAAATAGTTTGAGCATTTGCCCAAGGTTCACTAGATGTATATCCTGCAATAGTCATTTGGTTATTTGCTAAATTTAATTGAGTTAAAGAAATAGGCAGTTCATTAGATGGATTAAATATTACTATTTGATTACCAGATAAATCTAACTCAATTAAACTACTAGGTAAAGATAAAGTAGGGTCAAAAGTAACTATTTGATTACTTTGCAGTTGTAATTGAGTTAAACTACTTGGTAACGCAATAGTTGGATTAAATGTTACAATTTGATTAAGATCTAAAGTTAAGCTAGTTAAACTATTTGGTAAGGCAATACTAGGGTTAAATGTAACTATTTGATTAAAAGATAAACTTAACGTAGTTAAACTACTTGGTAACGCAATAGTTGGATTAAATGTTACAATTTGATTACCATTTAATTGTAATATCCCTAAACTACTTGGTAAAGGAATACTAGGGTTAAAAGTAACTATTTGATTACCATTTAATCCTAGTATTAATAAACTACTGTCAAATCCTCCAATCTTATTTACTAAAGTAACATTTTTACTAGCTAAATTAAGAGTTACTACTCCAGCTACTGTTATATCAGCTTGTAATCTATTTCCAGTTAAATCAAAAGAACTTATTACTACAGACGTAGCACCTAAATCATTAGTTAGCCAATCTTCAAAAGTAGCTTGGTTAGTTACAGGTACTGTTCCTACTAAACTCCAATCTGCTGTTATATCAAAATTATAAGAAAGAGGACATCCACATTCAGTTATTCCACAACAGTTTAATACTTTATCTATAATAGTGGTAAAATTAATAGTTTCAATAGTTTTAGCTGGCCTAATCACATCTGTTGTAATCCACCATTGTGCACTTCTTGAGCCTGGACATAAAGTTGTTTTTTTGCAACAATTATATACGTCTAAGACTAATTTGTTTAGAGATTGCCAATTAGCACCTGGTTTTTTTCTACCATAAATTAAAGCAGATTTTCTTATAAAGTAATCTGATTTGCTAGCAAGTAACCCATTACAACAAGTTATTCCAAAACAAGAGAATATGTCTCCCACTAAGTCTGACATATTAATAAAGGCACCTTGATTAACAAGTTTATGTTGCCCTTTGTAAATTGTCTCTGAAATAATATTTATTCTTTTCATTTTTTTATTGAATTTTTTATTTTAATTATTTAATATTAAGGAGTTACTGTACAATTTTTTGTAAGTAAAATAGCTCGTAAATTAGTTCCTACAACAGAATTAAGGAGAAATAGGAGGCACTACAGGTCCACAACAATCTAATAGTTCACAACAAGTGAGAACTTTAATTATTATATTTGTAAAGTTGATAGTTTCAATAGTTTGTTTTGGCCTGATTACATCAGTAGTAATCCACCACTGTTCTTGGGTACTAGAACACAAAGTTGTATTTGCACAACAATTATAAACATCTAAAATTAACTTATTTAAAGACCTCCAATTGGGTCCAGGTTTTTTCCTTCCTCTTAGTAAATAAGTTTTTCTAATAAAAAAATCTGCCTTTTTTTCACAACAAGGAATACCAAAACAAGTAAAAATGTCATTGACAATGTTTGTTAAATTTACAAAGGAACCTTGATTGACTTGTTTTATTTGACCTTTATAAATTGCCTCTGAAAGAATATTTATTTTTTTCATGTATATTTATATAATATTTAACAAAAATAAGTATTAATTTTTATATTATAAAAATTATGTTATATGTATAAAAAAAATAGGCGGCAAAGTTTCCTCTACCACCTACTCCACACACAAAACAATATATTAATTAATTTTACTTAATAATATTAATCTATACACTCAAGTTCAATTGTCTTACCACAAGGTCCTGTAGTAACAAACGCATTCAAAGTAGCTTCCACTGCTGTTTGAGTAGTGCTATGAGCTTCTGGTACTAAGATAGTTGTGATAAAATTAGGGTGCCAGTACATTCCATTTGCATTTTCATTTGGAGAAACTGTATGGTATCCTAACACATATTGGCAATATGTTTCATTACAATCTACTAGCAAGTTTTTAGTTCTTGATACGTTCAATTGAGCATAGTAAGGAGCTCCTGTAGTTTCAACTTCGCTGTTCAAACCATCGAAACCTGTACCACCTGGCATTTCATGATACTCTTCCCATTGCAACTTAGCACCATGACCTTCTGGCAATTGCATTCCTGTATTGTCTACAGAAACACTTGTAGAATTTGGAGCCCAAGCTGAATCTAAGATAACTTGAATAGAACCGATAGTATATCTATCAATGATAGCCTCTGATGGAGGGAAACATACACACTCTGCAGTGTTTACTTTGAAAGTAATTTCGATTGCACAAGAGAAACCTGCTGCTGGAGTTATTGGACTAACTGGGTCTGCAGAAGTTCTTACTGTATCTACATATTTAGACAATAACTCGTTTGCTTCAATTTCTGCTTTCAATTTCAATGCAACTTCTTCACAATCATGAGTGTAGTCACAATCACCATCGCAAGAAGGACATTCTTCTGATTGAACAGAAATCAATTCTACATGGTATCTGTTTTCTGGGTAGAAAAAGTTCAATGTAGGATCGTTAATTCTGATTCCAATAGAATAGTTTTGTGAACAATCTGTACAAGAGAAGTTAAACTTAGCTTTGTTAGACTCACCCTCTTGAGGAGCTTTTACACTTGCATCATCAATTGAACAAGATGTAATAGTCTCACCTGAAGCTAATCTTACACTGTCTGAAGTTAATTTAGATGCAGTTTTATCTACACCAATTGCAATAAAAATAGATTTTACTCCTACGATAGTAGTAGCATCTACTGCTGTGTTGGTCTCGGCATTATAAAATCCGATTTGACCTGGTTTTAGTAAGTATTGTTTAGTGGTAGCATTATAAAACGCTGTACCAGTTGGAACAATACCGTATCCTGTTGCACTACCTGCTACTGCGGCAGTTGGAAGGAAAATTTGTTTTTGAATTCTTGATCTCATTTTGAAATTTATTTAAGGTTTATTAAATTTTTGATATGTTTAAAATTTTATTTAATTGTGATTCAAAATCTATAGTATTGCCTACATCTCTCATTGCTATTAATACTGCAATATCTATAATTTTGTTTGCTTGGAAAGTTGAGTTGATTTCTATATCTCTTTGAACTGCTGGAGTTCCATTAGGTAAGTTATAAGTTCCACCTCCATTTAAAAAGTCTTGTGGGTTACCTGGTCTTAAAGGTTTTCTAATATAAGAAAGAAAAACTTTGTCTATATCAAATCCTTCGTAATATAAGTATAACTTATTGCCAGACATGTCCATGTTTACTCTTTCAAAAACATAGGAAGAATTAAACATAGGATCATTTGTATAAATATCATCCTTTTGTATGAAAAAATTCTTAATAGTTTTATTTGGACATTTATCTGTAAAACATACAGAATAAGACTCTAAATATCTATAGTAATCTGCTGGTAAATCTGCGGTGTAATAGTCGTCATTAATCTTAGTGACTGGGAGTAGAAAATTTTTGATTTCTAGCTCCCTTATGTCATCTCTTCTTTTTTGATTTATTTCTAGTTGTTCGCAAATATTTTCAATATAAATTATATATGCTTCAAAAATATATTCATCTATCTGAGGTATAAGAAAGTTAGCGTTTCTTAGTCCATCTACCTTGTTAGCATGTTGTTTAAATTTATAATGGGCTTCTTTTATTGAAAACATTATTTCATCTTAGCTTTTAAAGCCTCTTCTAGGCTTAAATATAATGAAGAATTTTCTGGTTTTTGTAAGAAATCAATAATATTTATAGTATCTGTTTGAAGTTGTTCTCCGTTAAAGAATACTTTTATATTTTCTTTTCTTAACACTGCATATTGGTACATTTTCTCAACATTGATAGTAACTTCCAATTTTGCTTTATTTTTAGAATCTGATAGCTCAATAAATAAATCTTGTATAGCTGTCAAAGTTTCTTTATTACTGTTTTCTGTAATTTTAGAATACAACAAGTCTTCTATAATCACTTCTTTCTCATCTCCTGTCAATTTAATACCTAAAGCGGTACTCATGTCTCTCTTTTGAGATAGTGTGAGTTTATTGTATCTTTCGTGTAATTTACTTGTTTTTTCACGCTTAGACTCTCTCACAGTAGCATCTGCTATTTCATCTTCAATAATCCACTCTGCGGCTGGGTGTTTAGATAGAGAAGTCTCTCCCACCACTGTCATTGAATCTGCCGACATGATTGCATAAATCAATTCTTCTGTCGGTTTATTTAGGTCAAGAGTTTGAATATCTCTTCCTAATTTAGCTCTACACTTACTATGTGTAAAGAAAGGATCTTTTCTATTAGAAGGATCTGCTGAAGTTATTTTTTGATTAGTATACTCATCATTTAATGCAAGTTTTTTTACTAATTCATTTATTTGTTCATCAGTGTATCTATCATTGATAGGACCTAGATTGTATCTGTAAGCATTCTCATCAAATTGAGGTCTAATGGTATTAGCGTTAGCTAAAAATGCATAGCTTTCAGAAGCTTGTCTATAAGCAGGGTCAATATTTACTTGCCAATGCTTATTTTTTTTAATGTTAGGGTAAATTTTTACCTTCTTGTTTAATAATGTACTCATTGTTTTGTTGTTTGTGTGGTTTAAAAAAAAATAGTAGCAACGACTCAGACTCGAACTGGTTAAACTGGTTTATGAGACCAGAGAGATCCATACCTCCCTCCTGCTATCCTCTATCAAATGATAGAAAAAAAAGGGTATGATTAGAGGGCTCATACCCTAAAGCCTATTGAAGTTTTATTTTCCTCTTAATGCTGCTGGAATCAACTCACCGCATTTTGTAACATCTTTTACCAAGATACCTGCGTATTCCATTCTATGTACTGTCCAGAAGTCACCTGAGTGAGACATCAATCCTCCTTGGTTATTACCATAAGGACTTGACAATCCACCTTCGTAACCGTAAGCTACATCTCTCTTAGATTTCAAGTAGGAAATGTTTTTACCAAAACCATCACCTAATCCGTAGTTAACGAATGTAAATCTTGAAGACTCTGCTGGATAACCATTCTCATCTAGGATAGTGTTGAAAGTTACATCATCATAAGCTTTCATGTGCATAACTGTCAATGAACCACCAAATTTCAATTTGTATTGAGTATATGGAGTTTCAGTGTAAGACAATCCTGTTGGTCCACCTGGTACCAATGAAGCACCATCTGTTTTGATGAAATAATCTTTCATATCTTTGAAGAAACCTTGAGTTATTTGGTTGATAGCCTCATCAAATAATCTTAGTCCTATTTCACCTGTCCACATTACAACATTTCTTTGATCGTAAGCAACTCTACCGAAGAATATATCTTGTAGGAAGTCTTTGATAAGACCAATAGAGAAAGTGTTATAGAATTCTCTATATCCATCTTCCAAAATCTCTTGAAGACCTGGACCTTGGTTTACAAAGTATCCTGTAGACTCGTCAATAACTGTAGAAGTACTTCTTTGATACATCAAGTGAAGTTCTTTTTCCATTTCAAATTCTTTGTTGAATTTAACCTCAGCAACGGAAGTGATATACATGTTACCTGTATTTTTCTTGCTCAATGCGTTAGCAATTCTTGTTTGGAAAGCTTGTTGGCTCTCACCTGCTTTTCTTCCTGCTAAGATTAACAAATCTGCCTCAGACAAGTTACCGTTCAATTTTCTTTGAGCAGCATCTCCTGTCATTGCATATTGTTTTCTAAATCTTGTCAATCCAGAACGGAATTTAATTTTACCGATAGCATCAACACTCATTGAACCACCTTTTACAGATGCCTCAGAATAAGTGGAGTGCATTTTCATCACTCTTGTTCCTGGAGTGAACAAACTATTGTCAACAAACAAGCTTGGGCTGTCAGTCATCAATTTAACTGTGTAAACTGTAAAAGATCCTTCTTTAACAGGAGCTTTACTTACACGCATGTTGAATTTTTTGCTGTCAGTGAATACCAATGTATCACCTTCTACAAATGTTCCAATGTCAAGTTTAATTTTAAACTCTCTTTGAGCAATACCTTTTGTAAGGTTTCCTGCTTCAACGTCTTCAACGATAAGAGCTGGTCTGTATCCTGAAACCATGAATTCCCATTCTACTTTGTCACCTTCAACAGTGATAGTGTCAGAACCTTGTGCAAGTTCCAATAGTGGTGCAGTACCGTCAAACAATGTTTTCATAGAGGCTAATTGACCCATACCACCTAATGCGTCTGTGTCTGTTTTAATCAAACCTGCAGCATATAGATTGTTTAAGTTGGTATAGTTCATACCCCAGTTACGATCGCCTGTAATCGTAGGGGCCTTTATAATACCGAATTTACTTTGTGATAATTTCATGTTAATTTAATTTAATTTTTTATATTTAATTTATGAATTCTAATTTAATTGTATTTGGCTTTGTTTTTCCAGAAGCTCTTCTTAAACTTTCTGCCAACTTACTTTTTTCTTTACTTGCCACTTCAACTTTATCTGACTTATCTGATAATCCTTCAAATATTTTGTAAGCTAATGCTACCATTTTTTCAGGATCAGAAAGATACTCATTTAATTTTTGTTTGAAGCCTGTAGCTCTTCCTACAACTTCTCCCCTATCGTTTCTTATCTCTTGAGGTGAAAAAATAAAATCTTCAAAATTACTTTTTTGGTTTTTAGCAATAACTACATTATTACTTTTGCCGCTTTGAATAGTTTCTCTTATTTTATTTACACTCTTAATATACTCTTCTCTTTGTATACGAGCATATTCTTGTTGAGATTTTATAAGATCTTCTTCTTGTTTTTCTCTGAAAACTTTTAAATCAGCTTGAATTTTACTAGCTTGATTAAATAGCTTTCCTTTTTCTTTATACCCCTCCAATAACGATTCTGCCTCTTCTTCTTCTAAATTTTTAACCGAAGTTAAATATGTTTTTACAAGAGCTGTAGCATTATCTTCATCTTCAATGTCTACATCCACCCAATTTGTTTCTGCGTGTAAATTGACATAATCATCAATATTTCCCCCATTCTTTAAAAAATTAAGAACACCGTCTACTCTAGGGTCATTTATTTTATAAGAACTCTTTACTAAATTTAAAGCCCTTTCATCTAAAGTGGCTTCATAAGCTTCAAATAAAGCTTCTTCTGATCCATCCCAATCTTCTGGAAGATTTAAAAGGTTTTTTTCCTGTAATTCTGAAGCAAATATTTTTAAAGGATCTACTTCTGAATTTTCTTCTTCATCTTCTGAAGACTCTTCTTCTTCTTCTTTTTGAGAAGAGGAGCTTTCTTTCTTCTTATTTAATATTGCTTCCTTTTCTTCGTCATTAAGGTCAAGGTCATCAATATTGTCTTCATCTACTAAATCAGCATTAACTAAAGAAGAATCATTATCCTCATCTTCTTCTTCCTCCTCTGTTTGTTCCGTTTCGTTTATAGATTCTATTTTATCTGATAAATTATTATCGTTTAAAAGATCTTCATTGAATTCTATAATTTCAAAATCTAAATTGTTCTCTTGCATGTTTGTTTGTTTATGTGTGTGTGAAATAATTGTTTTGTACTGCAAAATTGAAAAAAAATTATTTTTTTATAAATTATTTTTTTCTTAGAATAAAAAAATTCATTAATGAGCCCAGTGTTTATAAGGGTTTACTCCTTTTTACCCTTTTTTTTCATTAGTTGAATTTCAGTTTCAATTTTTTTATTCTGAAGTTGTATCTGTGCTATCTTGGCATCATTGAGCTCTACGTTTGACTCATTTTCATTTTTTTCCATCTGCAATTGAATCAAGTCGTTTGTTCCATCTTGGTCAATATCGTTAGCTCTTTGTAATCTCTGAGCATTCAACTCCGCAGACTTTAATGTTACAGCGTTTCTATCATCAGCTATTTGTTTCTGCATTTTCATTTCTTCTTGTTTAGCTTGAATCTGCATTTGTTGCATTTGCATTTGTTGCTCTTGTTGAGATTTTTGCATTTGCTCTTCTTTAGCTTCTTTTTGCTCCTGAATTCTAGCAATGATGTTTTTAACTTCTGTAGCATTCTCTGTAGTGAGAATTTCTGTAGCCACTCTTAAATCTCCTCCACTATTTTGGATAATAGGTTGAATTAAGTTTTTCAATTGACTAATAATCTCTGTATCTCTTAATGTATTAGTAATAAATACTTTATAGTTATAATTTGCGAAATCTGCCACCTCTGTATTCAATGTAGCTATACTTAAATCTGAAAGAATATAAGAAGCCTTTAATGGGTTTTCCTTATAGATTACTTTGCATATTTCAATATAGTTCTCAACGGTTCTTTCTTTTACATAATTATGCATGTAGAACCATTTCTCCGTTTGATTAGAGGATTGTATAATACTTTGTTGGTTATTGCCTATAGACTCATAAGGAGATTGCTGTCCTAGTCTACCAGGGTTATAGCTCATAGACTGTGCCATTTTTTTCTCAATATATTCTAATAGTTGTATTTTTTGATTTATTTCTTGTGCGTGAGATAGGTTGATAGATTTCCAATAATTAGGATCTACCCCCATATTTCTTAAATCTCCTTCTTTAGAAGCACTAATTAAAGCCACCTTGAATTTCTTAATATAAGTCATCCACTGTGTAGGAGTCATTTCCTTTGGAATTTGTTCTTGCAATCCTAGCAATACATTACCTATATCTGTCTTCATCAATTCAATAATTTGATTGATAACTACATTGTACAAGAACTGCCAAGGTTTTCCTAAGTCAGCAATTGCTATAGGGGCGGAGTTTCTTGCCGAATAAACAGAGCCTGTATAAGGCCCTCTAATTTGAAAAGGGTTGTCAACGTCTCTATATTGATTAGGAATAGGTTCAACTTTTATATAAATCTTTGGATTGGTGAATATTTTATATCCATGCCAGAATTCAGGTATCCATAGAATTTCTTGCTTAACGTCTGTTTCTTTGTTAAAAACATAAGTTTCATCAGCAATAGTTTTTTCTAGGGTGCCATTTTCATTTAACCTAAAGATATATTTAATTTTTTTCAAAGACTTCCAAACAACATGCGTTACTCTAAGTCTTCTAATTTTAAAATTATCACTGTAATTATCTTCCCAAGGGTCTACCCAGCTAGGAGTAGCTTCGGAATCTGTAGGATTCATAATAGCATTAGGAATAATTTCCCACACCTTAGAATCTGAAGGAGAGTTTAATGTAGACTCATATTTGTCAAAAACTTCTCTCTCTTCTTCGGTAATTATATTACCAAATTTTTGATATATCTCGTAAATAGATAGATACTCGTCATAAGTACACCAGTCTGCTTCATCCAAGAAGTCAACATCTTTTGACTTAGCATAGTTGAAATACAAAGGATTACAAGCTCTGATAGTAGGTCTACCATTTAACTCTCCTGTCCAATATACTTCTTCTCCTGTTATAATTACATCTTTCCAGCCTTTATCAAAAACTAATTTAATTCTATCTGTACGGATATGATATTGTAATAGCTCATCGGTAAGCTTTTCTTCAGGCAGTTTAAATCCTTTAGCCATGTAAGTTTCTACCTCCACTGGAGTCATTTTATTAATGGTTTCCTCAAGCTGTGCATCTAGATTAGCAGTAATTTCTTGTAGCTTTTCTAAATACTGAGGGTCCATTGAAGGGTCCATCTGGGCTTTTATTTCTTCTAGTCTTTTTTGATTAACTGCCTTTGCTTTTAAAAGCAATTCTTGTCTTACAATCTTAGAAGTATTCTCAATTAAAAGTTCTCTACGCTTTCTTTGTCTAATTGACTCACTTGTAGAGTTTGTACTAACCACTCTAATATTGAAAGGTCTTTTGATTTCCTCTCCTTCTAGGTCGTGTAATACGTTTTGTAATATAGGGAAATGTATAAAATCACTTTGGTTAATCTCAATTTCTGGAATATCCATTCCTAATTCATTCTCAATTATATTCCCTGTATTTATATAACTGGTAAAATCCATTCTACCGTTATATAGTTCGTAGTTTATCTTGAATTTTTCTTTTCTCTCGTTATAATAGTTGTATTGATTGCATAGGTAATCCATTCTTTGCCTTGCCCAGGCATAGTTATCAGCTATTTTTTTCTTATAACTTAGCCTATCACTTCCAGGCATGTTTAAGAATTGTGCGGTTAAACTATCGTTTATTACCATTTTTAGTTTATTTAAAAAAACAAAATTAATTAAAAATTATTTTTTTATAAAATTTATTTTAATATTTCAGTAAATTAGTATTTTTTAACTGGTTATTATATAAGTCTTTATAAAAATCATTTGACGTTTTTTTCACTATGTCTTCAGACTCTTTTATAACCATTTCTTTGTCTTGCTCTAGCCAAAGCATTAATAAAAGGAAAGCAGACACACGGTCAAAGTTTCCTTTATCATTGAATTGTACAAGTTCTTCTAATAGCAAATCATCTTTTATAGTGTTTAAGTTTCTCACCACTATTTCTCTCTTAGTCCCATCCTCTAGCTCTTCTGCATATTTTTTCTTCTCCTCCAACAACCATTGTTGTGCCAATCTTAAAGCATATTGCTTCAAGGGGTTTGTCATTGGAATTCCCACATCATACTTTAATGTGGGGTCTTTTATAGCTTTCTCAATTATTTGTTTTGGGGTGGGGGCAAGTATATGGTAGTTTCCTGTACGCATACAATAATTCTTAAAGTCAATAATGTTATTCTCAAACATTACCTGTGCATTAAAGTATTTAGCAGCCAACACACAATTTAAATGTATTTCTTCAGGCATATCATATCTTCCTACCCACCAAGCCACAATTTCATTACCGTTATTGTCTAAGGTATTATTAGATTTGTAAACATAAATGGCTGCTAATGAGGTACCTCCGCCTTCATCTCTAATAGGGTCATATACAATTTTAAATAAATTAGGGGGTATAATTCCCACTGGAGGGTGCTCATAAAATTCCCAAGCACTTTTTAAATCTGACTTAGAATCATGCGGAAATCTATCTATAGGTCTTAAATCAAAGTTAGGCTTAAATTTAACCCCTGTAATAAAATCAGGATCTTCAACAAGGTTTCCCAATGTTCTTAAATGTTTTTTAAACTGGTATCTATCATTGGAAGCTTGTTGTTCTCTTAGCATAACGATTGGGAATTTATTACCTGTTTTTGAGAGAAACATTTCAGAAGGCTTAATTGGCCTAGACATAATATACTCATCATAAGCAGAAGTATTATTAGCTTGCTTCTTTTCTTCACGTCTTTCCATCTCAAATTTAAGAGAGGTGTCTACATCCGTATTACCATTTTCATCTTTATATGCTAAATTGGTGTAAATAGCTGGAAGAAAGAAGCCTATAGTTCCTCTTCCTTCATAAATATCTTTAAATCCTAGAAAATCATAAGCCTCAGGGTCTCTGAATATAATCTCAGACTCAATAACTTTATCCATATCCCCACCTGTTCCTAAATATAAGGAAGATCCAAACTTACCTGCCCCCATATCTTGCGTAGACTCATTAGCCCCATGTACGGTGAGAATCTTATCTTCCAATCCCACCTCTTCTACCACTAGGACATTATAACGACCTCCAACGGCCGCTTGCTTATTGTCTTTATACGTTTCATGTATCAACAAGGACCCTGTACCTTCTTTTACTAGAGAATTTCCTATCTTTTTCTCATACTCAAACCTGTAAGGATTTTTTGAATTACCTACCTTCAATGTTCCTGAAAAAGTCCTACTAAAAGGAGAAGGAAAATAATCTCTGTCAAAATACTCCCCAGGAAGATTCTTTAAAGAGTTTGAGAATTTATCTAAAAGCTGGGAAGATTTTCCTGAACTAGCTGACCCGCAAAATATTTCCACTTTATTCCTACCTGATAGATAATCCTCCACGGTCTTTGCCCCGTCTGACAACCATTCATGCTCCATTAACGCTGATGCCATAAAGCTTTTTCCTCCAGACCTAGATCCTAACACAAAGAGGTTCAATGCGTTGTTCTCATATAAAGGATTACCAAGAGGTTTTTCATGGGTACCATTAAGATATTCTAAAGGGTCTACATAAGTCTTTAAAGTGCCATCTTTCTTATAACAATTATCAGTGAGGTTATTTAAAAATTTAAGAGGAATATCAGGAAGACTATTGTTTAACAATTTATCTTGCTTTAACTTTGCAGTCCAATTACAGGTGTATTCATCATCCTCATCAAACCCACTAAAGCCTCTACAAATAAACCAACAATTTAAAATTGTCCAGTTTATATCCAATAGGCTAGGTCTAGATTTAATACGTTGCTTACCATCTTGGATAGTGATGGTGTGATAGTTGGCAAAGTAGTTTAATTGAGGGTTCATGTACCTCCAACGCAGTCCTTCAGGAGTTTGCTCCTCTCTCCACATCCCTAAAATAAATTCCTCAAGTTCTTTAGTCCAATATTCAGAATAAGCTGTACTATGAGGGTGTAAAACAGGGTGGTTTTTAATAAAAGGAGTATTGTCATATATTTTTGGAAAAATATAAGAAGTATCTATAATCATTGTTTTGGCGGACCAGGTTTTATGTCTAAACTATTTTTTTTGTCACCAGATAGATTAGTAAAATTTTTAAAAAAATTATTCATTATAAAATCTGTATTTATAGGAATAATTTTAATTTCTATAGAGGGAGTTATAATGTGCTCAAAATCATCAAAATTTTTTAGAGTTTCTCTAATAAGTTTTTTTGTTTCTTTTGCGTTATCAACACCTTCTACTTCAATTACTTTATCTTCCGTATCAATTAATATTATCATCTGTTGTTTGAGGGTCTTGCTTGGTTTTTTCTTCCATTTCTTTCTGCCAAGCAGCTTGTTGGGCTTTATTATACGTTTTCATAATACTTGAATACCAAAAATATCTCCCTTCTTTTAAAGAAAATCTTTCTCCTGGTTTTGGCTGATTATAAATATTTGGTTTATTTACTGGGTACATACTTTTTAGTTTTATAAATTATTGTTTTGTGTGTGTTATTTATTTTTTGCTTGCTTTGCTTACTAATTTCTCAGTGAAAGATTCTTCTCTTCCACCTCTAGCCCTAGTTTCAATGTTCTCATCTTGGTATTCCTTGTAAACCTTTCCAAAAGATTCCCAGATAAGCTTGGAGTCTTTCATCATCTTATCAAGGGCTTCAAAGGTATCTAAGCTATAAGAAAGGGTTTCTAGGAACTTATTTCTCTCCTCTATCTTATCCTGCCATACCTTCAACTCTCTTTGTATCTTTGTCATCACTACCTTTGGGTAGGCATCTATCAAGTGTTCATAATGTTCAAAATCAAAAGAATCTTCTTTTAAAAAGTATTTTTTAATGTCTTCTGCTCTCTCGTCTTTTCTAAGTCTAATCTTTGGAGACTTTATATCACAAAAAAGATATATGGCCCACATTACTTCTGAAGTGTAGTCCTTGTTCTCTGAAGAATTATAAAAATTATCAAAAGGTTCTGTAAATTTAAATTCAGGATTCACTTCCCAAAATAAATTTCTATTAACCTCATAATCAAAATTCTGCATTAAATAATAATCCATCGTCTGTGTTTTTATTATTAAATAAATAGAGATTCTTTGTGTTTACCTTTTCTCCTGTTTCCTTATCTGTAAACTCTTTTACAATAATTTCCTCAGTTTCGTAATAGTTTCTCTTTATCTCATCTCCTTCTCTTATTTTCCTAATAGCCACTAAAGAATGTCCTTCTACTCTTACGTTGGGGTCAAAGGAATGCTTAATGTATTTTACAATAGGGTCTAGCACATGGTAATTTACGTCTAATTGTATTGTGTGTTGAGTAGGTGTTTTTAATTCTTCGCAACATATAAATAGAACAGTTTCGCCAGTAAAGAAATCCCTTGTAGAATGGACTTGTTTTAGTCTTTTACTTTTTCTAATTTCAAAATGATTATTATGGTTACTCATGTATTATTCTATCTTTAAAAATCTCTAAATAATCATTATAATATAGGGTTATGTCTTCTCCTTTTAATAGTTTTTTTAGTTGTTTTTGCTCTAATGGTAATTTTAACAAAAGGTCTTTAAATTTATCATTTGCTGATCTAAGTTTTAATTCTTTCCTATCATAAATAGGAGTTTCATTAAGATCCACTAAACAATCTATTCTTGGAAAATGAACAATACTCCTCATTGATTTATCTAAAAAACAAATTGGAGCGGTAGTGTTCATTAATAAGAAAAACCCTGAACTTGAGCATTCCTCAATAGGGTAGAGAACTATATCCTCATAATCCTCAATGGCTTTAGATAAAGGATGTACAAAACTTGTATAACCTCCAGGAGTGGTAATGAAAAAATTAATAGGTAAATCATTATTATTTAAAAATGTTAAGGCATCATTGATTGCTGATAACTCAAAATCATTATGAAAAATATAAGTTAATCTTTTATTATCTACAATTAGTTCCATAATAAAAGTTTAAGAAATAATGTTTTTTGTGATTCTAAGGGATATTGCGGTGGCATTACCATGAACATAAATGAATTTATCTGAAGGAGTGCCTAGTTGAATAGTAAAATCAAGTTCTTTGCTTTCTCCTGGCTCTATAATAGTTCCTGTATTAATTCCTGAAGGAGTGGTACACCCACAGCTTTTAGACACACTTTGGCATACAAAGGTTTCATTCCCTATGTTTTTTACTAATGCTTTGCCGCTTACAGTTTGATTTCTGCTACCTGTAACCACCACTACTTCTGGTTCAAATACCACTGTGGTGAGCTTTAAGTTTGGGTTGATATTATCTGTCATTTTATTAAAAATTTATATTGTTTTCTAATTTAAATTTCTCCCACTCCTCTTCTCCCATCATATCAGGGAAGCAAGGGGTTTCCTTTCTTTTACACCCATCTGTACCATAATACAGATCAGGGGTTTCACACCCACATTCTAAGCAGCTACCATTTACAGTGCATTCTTTAGCCACTTCTGCTCTCCAGAGCACTTGTTCTTTTTCACATTCAGGCAAAAAACCTGCCTCTCTAACTTGTGCAGAGAGGAAGTTTTTTACATTCTTAAAATTAATCTTTGCAGGATTAGCTGCATTTGGATTGGCAAACATATTAAATTTTTTATAGGCTTAAAACGTCCCAATTTTCTTTAAATTCCCCACCTTCCATTTTGTCATCATACTCTTCTTCTTTACTGTCGTCTTCTGACTCCATTTCTAAAGGGTTTGTTTCAAAATACTTTTTAACACAAGAATATTCCCCTTCTCCATTGAAAGGATATTTATCCACTGTTAAAAGCCATCCGTTGCTGATTTTTTCCAAAGTTTTTGTAACTTCTTCTTTATCAGTTCTTTTTTTCAAGATAAAAGTTTCATCTCCTTCATTCATTTCTTTGGTCATAGAAACAATTTTCTTTTTAACGACCATAATTGGTAATGTTTTCATTTTTTTATTTATAGGTTAGTAATAGTTTTATAAAATTTACAATTTTGTCTCGTAAAGACTCCGTAAATGACTTTATTCCAAGAATATCTGAAGAAGGAACAGTGCATTTTGGGGTATTATAAACAATTGGAGTTTCATTTATAATGCTATCCTCTATCTTATTGCTCTCTAACAAAGATGTCTCTTCTTTTTTAGTTACTCTAGACGATCTCTTCTTAGGAGAAGCTGGTGTTTTTTTCTTATTGATATTTTTTTCCATTTTATATATTATGTTTTACGGTGACAAGATCCTCTGGTATTAAAAATGTAAGCTCTAAAGCATCGTCTGCGTCTTCTAACTTATTACAGAAGAATGCAAATGGCATTAGTCCTTGTAGATAGGACCCGAATACTGGTCTAGCTTCTCCATCAGGATCTCCTCCTACAGGCGGCTTATAGCTTACAATTGGTTTATCCACCATATTATCTCCAAGAGAAATAATATCTCCTTCTTTAAAGGTTTTAGAACCATTAGCCATCAATACTTTAAAAGCATTTTTAATTTCAGTGGTTTTACGGTTGTCCATGCCCACTAGCTGAGAAGCCAATGCACTTTTTTTAGCGTAACATTGTACTAAAATGTGATTTTCTCTTTTGATTTCAAACCCGAAATCTGGAATTGGTTGTTCTTTGAATTCTTTAATTGTCATAATTTTGATTGTTTTGTGTGTTTTAAAATTTTTACAAATATACGAAAATAATTTTTATTTTCTTTTATTTTTATTATTTCTTAATGATCTAATTGTGTTTATCATTTTTTGTGTTTTTTCTACATGCCTCAACTTAAAGAACATCCTAAGCCTTTTCTTTATCTTAATAATGCTTGGAACTATTTTACCAAACTTAGGCAAATACATTTCCCTATCTGGAGACTTTGACATTTCCTTTGAAAGCGTTTTTACATAATCTTTATAAATGATTTCCACCATTTCGGGGGAAACATCCCCAAGATTACTAGAAACTTCCTCAAATATACTATTGGACATTTGCAATCACTAAGGTGGATATTAAACAAAATAGCACCACTATAATTAAAAAGTCTCTGGCTATTCTTTTAATCATTATATTAAAATCACAGTCTTCTTCTACCTTAAAAAATATATTTAAAGCTGCCATGGTGAGCAGAAAAGTTAAGATTAAAAGTAATTTTACAGCCAATATCATCATCATCATACTAACATTAATTTTAAGTTATTGTCTAAGCTTATAGCTATGGTGAGGTTTTTATACTTTACTAGCTCCTCATAGTATTCCATACCTAGTTCTCTTTTAAGCATGTCATAGGTGGCATTATCCATTATCATAAGCTTTCTATATGGAGAGTTCATTTCTTTTATTATCTGTACAATGCTCTTATTCATATATAAAATTTATATCTAATTTAAATTCTTTATCTTTATACATTTTTTCTAGCCATTGAGGTATTTCATAATCCAATACCCTAGGTTTAGAGAATCTATCTGCTGGTATTGAAACCGTCTTCTTTAAAATCTTAAAAGGAATGATTCTATCATTTATATAAGCCCCAATATAAGAAGAAAATACTTGCATGTGCTTTGCAATCACTACATGCATTTGATTCATATTCTTAAATTTATTTACATTATTAGCATCTAATGCAGGGTAGTCTATTTTATAATACAATACCCAATATAAAACCTCTAGGGTCTTGTCAGAAAGTAATAGCCCTCTAGTGGCTAGTAATACTCTAGCCCTTTCTATAAAGCACTCTTTCTTGCCTTTTTTTATACTTTGTTTATATACTCCCATTTTGTATGTGTTTTTTATTTAACAATTATTATTTTAAAAAAGTTCCATCACTCCTTAAAAACAGTTTTTTCATTTAAAAAGTTAGAGAAAGACACTAAATCTTGAATCTTTCTAATAAAAGTTTCCCTAGAGATGACATCTGTGGTTTTATACTCCTCCGCCTCTATATTAAATTTTTCAGGAAGAGATATAGTTTGTTTATTTCCTTGTAAGTCTGTAATAATTATTTCTGCCATTTTTTTATATTTTAATTTTAGTGTGATTAAACCTTGTCATCTAAGAATATAGTGGGAGGGTTGAAAGAAACTATTGCAGAATAATACACGCCTAAACAGTGATTTACTTTTGCTAAAAGCATTTCTAATTCCTCTAAGTCTTTTATTTCTATCTTAATAGCGTCAAAATCATCATATCTATCCACCCAAGCACCTAATCTATCAATTAGAAATCTATCATTATTGTGTCTATTGAAATCTATCTCAAACTCCATGTCTTTATGAATTAAAAAATTCTTTTAATATTTCCATTACATTAATAACTCCCACAACAACAATTATAGAAACTATTTCTATCCAAAAAGGAAACGTACACCACCACCAAGACAAATCTTGTATATATCCTAATGCCTTCAATATAATGAGAATACCCCCTATACAATATGCTATGTTATTCATTTTCTATTATTTCAAATTCTTCTTGTTCAATTAATTCCTTTATCTCAATATCATTTAACTCTGTGCAATTTTTAGCAAGTTCTATAAATTCCTCTAAATCATCCTGATGTATGGCAAATCTTTTAGCATCAAATACTCCATAAGGAGCACAGGATTCGTCAAGATCTATTTCTTCCAGGGTGTATGCCATTGTTTTAGAGGGGATGGAATAGAATATCATTAGAATATGATAGAGTTCTTGTTCTTTCACCCATTTACTTGCAGGGATTACGCTTGGCTTATTCTTTTCGTCAATACAGATAACTCTTACACTCATTGTTATGTTAATTTATTTATAAAATAGGGGATAATGCCGCATAGTGCGTATTATTAAATAAACTTTGTACGTCTTTTTTAATTATTTTTCCATTAAAAGACAAATAAGGGTTGAATACCCAGTAGTTATGATGATTTTCAAACCTATCATACACCTGGAACTTTCCTATCACCCCTAATTTAAATAATTTTTCAATTATATTCTGTATTTTTCTCCTATCAACATTGAAAAACTCCGAAAGTTCCTTCATTGTACTCTCTGGTCTTAATGGTTCTAAGCTATTTGTATAGGCATGAGCCATCATAGACATTTTATAAGCCACTTTAAACTCTGTATCAGTAGTTTGAGTCTCTAATAATTGCCAAGCCTTTGTAAAAAACCTAGAATAACTCTCAGTACTGATAAAGAAATTCATAGAAGGGTCCTTTGGCTGCTTTTTTTCCCTATTGTGTACCGCCACTTCTGCCACTTCTCCAGTGTCTAAGTCTATCTTAGCAGCCCTTTCGTTATGTTTTAATTTAATTACCTTCTCGTACATACAATATATTTATTATCTATCCTCCTAATACATCTATCTCCACTATATCAACCGCCATAACTAATTGTTTTATATTTGTTTATTCATTTTATCTAAAAACCATCCTGGAACTTCTTTGCTAAAATATGTCCAACCAGTACTATCTGCCATAGTATATTTGTACGTGGAAGAACTATCAATGCCTATTAGCTTAGAATAGAATACAAAATCTTTAGTCTCATAATGCCAGAAATACCCCAAATCCCCCACTTTAGGTTTACCCCACTCACTTATATCAGTGAAGCCCCCGTTCTCTAAAGAATATTCTGTAAGAGATAATAGAGGAGATGAATCCCCCATACTATGTACCCCACTTAGAGTGTATGTACTTATTCCCTTTCCATCAAACCTAACAATAATAGGATAGGAAATTTCATTAAAATCTTCCCTATACTCAACAATTGCTCCCCACCCCCATCTAATATCAAATACTCTAGTTCCTATTTCTAATTTTTTCATTCCACTATTATTCTTTAATTGTTATCTGCAGCTAAAGCACCTGCTTTAAATCCTCTATTATACCCGTCTCTATATCTATCTTGCCCTAATCTAGGAATTGGACAAAGAGGAGTTATAGGACAAATAGCAAATTGTCCTTTGACATCTTTCCACCCCTCACAATATCCGTCTCTCCATCCATCACAATACTCAGAATACAATCTCTCTTTTGTCACTTCTTTAATAATACTGTGTGAAGATATTAATAATCCCCCACTCATAATCCCTAATAATAATACTATCTTTTTCATTTCTTTATAATTTTATGCAAAATTAATACATTTATCTTTAATGTCAAGAATTTTTTTTATAATCTAAATAAAATCCTATAGCCACAATTATATTCATCCCACAAGAAGCAACTATCTCATGAACATCCTCATACACATTCAAACTTAAATGAACATGACCTATAGTCCAAAAAGGAATGGATAGGTTCTGTGACACCCAAATAATAAAATATTTTATAAACTCCTTCATATTTTTAATTCCTAAAAAAAATAATCTCCGCAAAGATACAAACTTTTATACAAATAGCAAGAATTATTTTTCTATTAGAAAGAATTTATTTTACACATTTATCACACCATTTTCCAAAAACCCCTCAACGAAGAAATGCGGGTTTCAGCGGGTCAAAAGTACAAAAATGTACACGAAAAGTACAAAAATGTACTTTCACCCTCTCGGAACCCTTGATTTTCCTAGGTACTTTTTTTAACGCTTCTTTAATTATTTATATGCAAGTTTTACCTATAACCAAACCCCCGAAAATCTCCCCCTAATTTTTTATTTTTTTTATCCACCCCCCACCCCTAAAATTTTTTTAGCCCTACCCAAAATCATCCCCCCTAGTAGAACAAAAAAACTATCCCCCCGTATGTTATGTGAGAATGAAAAGTGGGGTGTATCAATAACATAGCCCGTATGCATGGCCCGTTTTTCAAATACCCTCCCCTAAAAACCAAAAACTGAGTTTTCCATTAGCGAGAAATAGTTTTGGGGGAATATCTCTAGGGCTAGGGCGTTGTGTCTAGTCTGTGGACTGGGGGCGGGTGGTGGTGATCTAGTTTCTAGTATCTAGTCTCTAGGGTTCCTCTCTCTGTCTGTCTAGTCTGTCTGTCTATCTACTAGTATACAGAATATCCATAGGCGGGTATATATAGGGCGGGGTTTATACATAGGGCGGAGGGGGGAGGGGAGTTCTAATAGAATAATATATATAGGGGGAGGCTACATATACCCACCAAATACAGGGGCGGGAAAACGGGAGGGGTGCAACTAGTAGTAGGAAAAAAAGACAAATTTGTCCGAATATATTTATACATTATCTCATTAGAGCCTCTCTAAACGATTATTTTCTGGTGGGTAAGGGTAAGTGACCTATTATACCCACTCTCGCCCATATCCGCCCATTAAAGCCTATTTACATATCAATATCCTAGTGGCTTAGATATAGCAAAAATATTCTAGATCTCTGAAACTCTTAACAAAGTTTAACAAGATAATTGGGGGGTATTTAGTTTAGAATGTTATATGCGGGGTTTAGTTAAATTGAGTTAAGAAAGGGGCGATCTTTTAGTTTACATTTATTAGTATCTTTTTACAGTCTTTAACGTGTCTAGGTATTGACAAGTTCTATATATGTACTATCTTTGCACTATTATTTTAACCCACTAAATTTATAACAATGACACAAATAACAGAAACCACAACAAGGTACACAAAGAAACAAGGCACAAAAAACGGCTGGAAATTAGTAGACACAGAAACGGAAAACGTTACAGAGCAGCAGCACAGAAACGCAACTAGCGATGATACGTGTAAGTGGTTTAGACGTTTAGGAGGCTCTGAATCCAAAACAATGGGATATACCTGTGATGGTTACAAGTGTACTAAATTAATAAGTACATCCCCCGACAAAGAACAAAAAACTATCCGTGAATATACATTTAAATGGGTGGAAACTCAAAACAATTAAAAATATTTATCAATCTTTAAAAAAGTAACAAAATGACAAAGGACACAATAAAAACAACACTCTTCATTTTATCGTTAGTTTTAATGATGTATCTATTTAAGCAAATAGAATATAGAAACGCTCTTGCATCTTGCAAAGATAAGCCGATAAAAAACTATATAGAATGTATAACGGATATTAAACAAATTTATAAATAATACCTTTAAAAAATTATAAAATGATAGCTAAAATAATATTTTTTTTCTACCTATGGACAGGAACCATAGAACCACAAGGAGATAATGAGGGAAGACCCTTATATCAAGTACACACAGAGAGCGGCACTCCTTGCATAGAGGTCGCATATAGGGGGGAAATACTTAGATGGATAGAACAGGGAAAGCCGAACACATTTACATACAATGAAGAACTAGAAGATTAACCCCCTAAAAAAAATTAAGTATTATTAACAGGGGCAAAAAATAAAAATAAATATCTTTGCCCTATTATTTAAAATCTTTAAAAAAGTAACAATATGAAAAAAGTAGTAAATAAGCAACAAGTAGCACACCTATGGGCAAATAAATTACAAACAGAAGCACGTACCCCAACCAATAATTTTTATTTTCTCAATGATACGATATACTCGTATGGTAGTCATTTCCCAATTGCTAAACATATAGGAAACGGAGAAAATAAAGCAATACTATTCACTTTAAGATCTTATAGCAACACAACATCCAAACATATTAGCATAGTGAGGGGTGCAAGTAGTCATATCGACAAAATTTATTGTTATCATTTAACAGACCACGAGGAAAACTTTAAAACGTGGTTAAATGAAGCTAAAAATATAGGAAGAAGCCTATTAAAAGCAAAAAAACCCGAAATTTATATAAGCCAGTTAAATAACATTAAGGCACTAGTAGAAAAATATGTACAATTTTTTGAAATTGAAACGCCTATCACCTTATTAGAAGCCATAAACGTACAAAATAAAAACGAGTTTTTAGAGTTTAGTGGTAAACTTGCCGAACTACAAAAAGCAGAGACTAAAAAGAAACTAGCGGAAGCAAAAAAATTACTTAAAAAAGACTTGACAAAGTGGTATAATTTCGAAACTAATTATTTATATAAAAGACTAGATAGAGACTTTTTGAGATATAACACAGAAAAAAATAGGTTTGAAACCACACAGAGAGTAGAGATCCCTTTCGCAATTGCTAAAAAGTTCTATGAATGTTTAGAAAAAAATATCTTAAAGGTAGGCGATAGTGTCCTAGACTACTCCATAAACTATATAGACAAAAAAATAGTGAAAATAGGCTGTCATACGTTTGAAATTGCATACCTTAACCAATTAGCAAAAAAACATTTTTAATTAATTACAGAGGCTTCGGGCGTGCCTAAAAACGCCCTTTATATTAATACCTTTAAAAAATTAAACAATATGAAAAAATTTATCATTTCAAGTACACACGAAGTTTATAAAGATGACTACAACGAAGGCGAAACCGACTATGTAAACGGCTACTCCTTAAAAAGTAAAATAATCAATTCAGAAACTACAAAAGAAGCTATTCAAAAATATTTTGAAGATGAACTATACTATAAATTTAATGTTGATTATGCATATATAGACCACGAAGAAGATATAGACGCTTCAAAAAATACCTTACACTATAGCGTACTAGTGGACAATGAAAATAGTGAAGCAAGTGAATACGAAATAGAACTATGGAAAAAAGGTGAATTAGAACTATATGCTAATAATATCTTTTTGACCATACACGAACTGACTGAGGCTACTATATAAAAAATATTAACTAATCTTTAAAAAAGTAATAAAATGAAAAAATATAGAATAATTTCGGGAGCGTTTGACCGAACAATAAACGCCTTGAATTCATACGAAGCTATAAAGCTATTTTCAGACTATGTATTCAAATGCAATGGAATAATAGATAAAAATACCTATCTGTATGAATTGGGGGAACATAACCCAAATATGGTATATCTAGTTGTAGATATAACGGAAAGCCTAAAATTAAATAAAGTTTCATCCCCTAAATAATAAAGCAATGAAAAACGTAAAAGAATTAAACAAAAACGAATTAGATCAACTAAAATGGAACTACTTCTATGACGAAGATATAGACCATAAATATCAATATGACTACCCGCACGAGATACCCGATGAAGTTATATTCACTCATTATGAAGCTATAAGTTTTGTGGAGGAAGACTTTTTTTGTAATATATAAAAAATTAAGCTAATTTATAACAATTTAAAAATCATAAAAAATGACACATCAAATTAATGTAATCACTTTAGAAGAGTATGCCAATATAGTAGGATATAAAGGCGATATTCCAAAAACATTGGAACAAATACAAGAATATGCAGAAGACAATCTATACTGGACTATATGGGACTACCCTTTAGACGAGTTAGAATATTGTATAGAAGAAGACAGAAGCGTTGTAATAGTAAAGACTGACTTTGGACTGAGACTTTGCGAAATAAATTAAAATAAACCACATATTAAAATTATTTAACAATTTAAAATCATAAAAAATGACAGAGACCCAATATAGCGAACTATTTAATATTTACCAATCATCCACCTATGATGATAAAGATGAAGATGAATTATTGTATAATTTAAAATCAGATTTAAGAGACTATTTAGATAAACACACTCCAGCAGATGACAAACTAGAACTACTAAAGGAAATACAGGAGTACTATTATCGAAAAGAAAATCAAAGTGCTATGCCGCTATGGATGGCAGTAAGAATTGAAAAAGTAATTAATACCCCCACTAAATAAATAATCAAATGAAAGTAGGAAAAATCAAACCATTTGCCTATACAGAGGCAGAAAAAAAAGCTATTATAAAGGAGTATTGTAAATTTTCTAGTCATACGAGTAAAAAACTATTTTGTAGTATATCGGAGGAGTGGAAGATTAAAGATCTATTAGCAGAAAAAAAAGGGTACATATATAGCAAATTTAAAAAATCTTAATTAAATAAGTAAAAAATTAAACAATTAAAACTCATAAAAAATTAACTTTATTAACACTAAAAATTAACAAAAAAATGGAAAATTTATTTAACAATTTACAAGCACCAACAGGAGACATTAAAGTAAGTACAGAAAAAGAATGGTTAACTCTTCATTTAGGGGGAAATATTGTACTACAAAAAGGAAATTTTTCTCAATCATTTACATATTGGGGAAATGTTAGTAAAATGAATTTTAATAACACTAACTATATAACAATGGAAGAGTGTGATTGGGATACACATACTACTATGCTAGGCAATCTTAAAATAGATAGTATATCTAAACTTAGAACTACATTAGAAAATAGTGGGTTAAAAACACTTTCAGATAGTCTTGACTTTAGCACTGAAGAAATAAAAAAAGCTATATTTTCTATTGTTCCTAACTCAACCATCGTAAAAAATGTATTTGGAGAAAACTTTATATTATGGGAGTCATTAACAGATAATGAAAGAAAAATAATAAAAGTAAAAGATGCAATAGAAAATTACAATGATTACTTTGTCAACAATCCTTATAGATTAAAATATTTAATTGTAAAAGAAGATGGTAAATTAGATGGTGAAACAATACCAACAATAGATCAACTAAATGAAAGATTAAATGACTTATTATTTAACAATTAAAAATCATAAAAAATGAACACAACAATTTTAAACAATCAATTAGACAATTTAGAAAAAGAAGTATCTTTGTATTTTAACCACTTACTTACACAAAAAGAAGAATTTATTATCTTTGATAAAAAAGATTTGGAAGATGATACTCCCGACAATTATTTAGAAATGCGTAACGACTTTACAGGAGATGTATATGATGTACAGGCTTTATCTGTAAATAAAAACGGAATAGAAGTTGTAGATACTTCGGGCAGTAATAATATATTCCTTATAAGATTACAAGATTTAGCCAGTACACAAAATAGAATTGCTTTGTGTGGACTAATGGAAGATGAAATAAACTATTAAACAATTAAAAATCATAAAAAATGAACACAATAGAAAGAAAAAAACAATTATTTGAAACAGACTATGTAATATGGGATAAAGCCAACGACAATTTAGTTCGTTTTGGTAGTAACGATGATATAGTTATCTATGGTAGCAAAGAAGAAGCAGAAATTGATTGCTATGGTAATGAATACGTTACTAAATGTACCGATTTGCCCCTACATCATCAAGAAGAATTACTTAATCAGATAAATAAATAAGAAATGACAACAATAGAAAATAATAAGTTAATAGCAGAGTTTATGGGGGTGCGTCATACCGATGATAGCAAATACCTAGAAACCTTAAAAGAAATGAAGTCAGATGGATTATACTTTGAGCAAGGGTATATGACTAGCGAATTACACTACTATACCGATTGGCGGTGGCTTATGGAGGTAGTGGATAAAATAAACAACCTTAATAACTTGGTGCAGATACATGATAATCATGTAAAAATAGTGAACAATACAAAAAGTGAAGTACTGGTAGATGTTATTGAGGGAAGTATGTTTGAAGCGATTTATTCAGCAGTAGTAGAATTTATTAAAAATTATAAAAATAATTAAAAGCCATAAAAATGACAAAAAAGATCTTAACAGATGGAAACACAAATGTAATACAAATGGGAAACTATGTATTTATTCAGAGCAAGAAACAAGTGGTGCATTGCGAACCCCTCAAAACATTTAACTTCAACGGATTTGTGGAGGTGCAAGGACTAGACACGGAAAGTTTTACAAATAAGTGCCAAGCATACCTATTGAAATTTCAAGAAGAGGGTATTTATAATGAATTATTCGTAAATTGAAACAAAAATTAAAGTAATTGCAACAAAATTGATAACACCCACCCCTTCAATAATCATATTTTTGCACCAAAATTAATAACAAATAAAATAAAATAAAATGGATAAAAGTAAATTGCAAATCGGAACAGAATTAGTAGCCATCAACCCTTGTTTAATGAGAAGCACTGGCGAAGAAGCACTCGTTGTAGGTAAAGAATACAAAATTAGTTATCTTGACACAGATGATGAAGATAATGATTGTATTGTAATAATAGATGAACAAAATGAAGAACATTGGTTTCTAATAGATGAATTGTTCGCTTTCTTTGCATATAAAGGATTAAAAGCATCTAATTAGTTTTATAAATTAAAAATAAACAATATGGACTTTAAAGAATTTTTTGAAGATTTAGACGAGATAATAAATGGAGGTATATTTAGTAATCTTGAAACTGAAAACATAGGAGCATTTATGTCGTTTTTAGATGATGGTAGTATACCCGAAACCCCATTTAGGGTAAGTGATAACAATATTTACCCTAATTCCTCCACTATAAATTAAAAAATAATTAATTAAATTAAAAAATAAAAGTTATGACATTAGATTACAAATTGATTAAAGACATAGAGTTTGATGGTATCAACCATAATGACTATCCCGATTATTGTGATGCTTATATTGTAAGAGCAGAATATAATGGAGAAGAAATGACTGAGAATCAACTTAACGAATTAAATAATGATATAGACTTTGTTTATGGAAAGTTAATGGATTATCTTAATTAAACTTATATTATTAACCTTAAAACTATAAATATGAAAGTAACAACTTTTGTGATAAGCACCGCTGCATTTTTAATTATAATTTTAGCTATTATGTTAGCTATGATTTTAGAAACTACAATTCATTCTCATTCAGAGCCAACTGATTGTAGCTTTAGAATATATGTAGTAGATTCTTCTGTAGAAGTATTTGACAACAATACCTTTGTAGGAAGAGTAGAATTGCAAGGACAATTAGACAGTCTAATGACTGATTACTTACAATAAATTTATAAAGACATTAAACTTAACTATAAACCCTTTAATTGAATTACACCTAATAGTATATAATATCTGTTAGGTGTAGTTTTTAAACTATTAACATTAAAATTATTAACCTTAAAAATTTTTAAAATGAAAGATCCAATTTTAACAAACCCCATTGACATTAAATTAGCTGCTTTAGTGGCTCGTAAAAAAGCTAAAAGCGTAGATAACAACCCTGTTGACCTAAATAAAATCTGGTCGAGTACATTGTCTCCCAATACTAGAAGTGCGTTTACAAGTAGAGGGGATAACTATTCTCATATAGTAAAAGTAGATAGAAACTATAATGGTTAATTATAGTCTTTAAAAAAATTAACTCGTTTAAAAAATAATTTTTAATTTTACACTTAAATTTAATAGATATATGTTACAAAAAATAATAAAAAAAGTATTTCCACAAACTCACACTAGAATTTTTGATGAAGGTTATCTAAAGGCAGAGAAAGATGCAAAGACCCTTGTACTCACTGATGAGCAGAAAAATTGGTATTATTGGGAACAAGAAAGACAAAGAGAAAGAGCCATCAGAGATACCACTAGAAATTATTAAACCTGGCAAATAAAATCAAAAAATATGAATATATTCTATCTGTCTACAGATCCCAAAAAAGCCGCTGAGTATATGTATAACAAGCATGTAGTAAAGATGATACTAGAATCCGCACAATTACTATGTACCGCTCATATCATTTCTGATGGAGATAAGGCTAATGTACCTTACAAAGTAACTCATAAAAACCACCCATCAGCGGTATGGGCAAGGGAGTCCATCTCTAATTACAAGTGGTTGTATAAACATATGATTGCACTAGGGGAAGAGTATACAAGACGTTATGGTAAACAACATTTAACTATATTAAAATGTAGTGATATGCTTAGGAATCCTCCTGTTAATGTAACCAAAACAGAATTAACCCCTATGCCACAATGTATGCCCGATAAATACAAAGTTCCAGGTAATAGCGTGGAAGCCTATTGGAATTATTACGAAGCGGAAAAAGTTAGTGTAAAAAATGCAAACGAATCTACAATAAAAAGACCTCAATAATATAGAACCAAACCAAATAAAAAAATTATAAATTATGATACATATAGTATTTAAACTTGAAAAAGAAGATTTATTTAGCAACGGAAAAACATACGAAGGTACTGTTTGCGAGGCTTACCAACAATGGGAAATAGAATACCCCAATGCAACATTTATGGGGTTGTATATTCATTGTATGAATTAATAATAAAAAACTAATTTATGAAATTATCATTAAATAAAACAAAATTGTACTATTATGATAGGGATTCACTCACCTTTAAAAAAGGCAAATGGATTAACGGACTATACCTATCTTTAATTTTAAATATGCTAATAATAGCAGGATTACTTTCTAATAATGTTTCAGTAAATATGAAATATACTAATATGTTAAGCATATTGAAGCAAAAAGAAAAAACTATTAAGCATTTAGAAGTAAAAAGCCAAGATAGTGCTACTGAATATACTGATTTCAGAAGAAGTTTGCCCCTTAAATTAACTCTAAAAGAAGAAAAAAGATTGAATCATTTGTACTTTACCTATAAAAGTTTAATAGATAAGCATCATTGTCCTCATAACTTATTATGGTATATTGCATTTAAAGAATCAAGATTAAACTTAAACGCTAAAAATTCTAGTTCTTCTGCTAAAGGTATGTTCCAATTTATAAATGGTACCTGGAATGCTATGTGTAAGAGAGGGGGGATGGATGTTTTAAATAGATATTCTGAAGAAAAACAAGTAAAGGTGGCTTGCATTTATCTTGATTTTTTATTTGAAAAATATAAAGATTGGCAATTAGTACATAAAGAATATACAGGTGGAGTTATACATTATAGACTACCTTATTACAAATAAATAAATTATCACCCTTAAAATTAAATTAAAATGACAGAAAAAATAGATAATTGCCCAGAGGGCGGAGACGGCATAGTAATTATACCCAAGCCCTCCTACTTGCTTCCAAAAGACTATTCAAGATGTATTTCTGTAGATTGCCCTGCTAGAGATTGTGCTAGGCTACAAAACTATCTTTATGATAGGCAAAGTGAAGAGCCTATATTAATGTCTGATTTTAGTCAAGACAAAAAAATAGAGTCAAAAGAAGATTGTGAATTTTACCTATGAAAGCAGAAGTCCAGGAAAAAGCAGTGAACGCTTTCCTATCCTCTAAAGATAGAAGATCCACTATTGCTCTAGCGGTAGGAATGGGAAAGACAAAGTGTGCTATTGATATTATTAAACACTATAGAAGTACTAACCCTTATTGTAAAATTTTATTTAGTGGTGCAAGACAAATTTATATTAAAAACTTTAAAGATGAATTAACTAAATGGGGTTGTTTGGAAAATAACATTACCTTTATATGCAATAAATCTTTGAAAAATTACAACGAAAAGTACGATTTGATTATTATAGATGAAATGCACAAGGAAAAAGATCTTATATTGGAAAATTGTTTGAGACTTATGAGAATAAACCCTGCGGTATCTATTCTAGGACTTACAGGTACGCCAAGCAATACCCATGAAATTCACAAATACTTTCCTATTTGTTATTCCTACCTTATCAATAATGCTATTGATAATAATTTATTGAATAATTTTCAAATGGTTGTGGTTAAGTATAAGATGACTCCTGAAGAAAAAAGTGTTTATGATTATCATCACAAAAATTATTTAACATCTCCATATAATGAATCCTACCCTCCTGAATTAGGCAAACTGAAGCAGTTCTTAAATACATTACCTAGCAAAGTGGCTCTAGCTAATAGACTAATTAATGAGAAATTTTCAGATAAAAAGCTACTAATCTATGCAGGAAGTATTGAGCAAGGTGCTAGTTTTGGGTTTTCTCAATTTAATTCTTCTATGGATAATAAAACTAAGAAGAAAAACTATGATGAGTTCTATCACTCTGAATCAGGTAGACTAGTAAATGTAGGAATCCTAAAAGAATCCGTTAGTATACCAAATTTAAAGTATGGATTTGTGCTAGGAATAGATAGTTCTCCTTCATCAAAAGAACAACTTATCGGAAGATTTTGCAGGATAGCAGTACATGAGAAAAGTTTTATATATTTCTTAGTAGCTGAGGGAACTTTAGAAGAAAAGTGGGTGTTGAATGGTATGGATAAATTTAAAGATAAGATAGCAGTAGTTAACCTTAGTAAAAATAAAAAATAATATGAAAGAAGAAATGATTAAAAAAATGAATGAAGATATGATTTTAGCTGAATGGATCTCTACTCGTCTATACAATAGAGTAGTGTGTATTTTAGAAAAACTTGATAGAAAAATTAATCTTCGTAATGAACAAAATGGATATAGAAACTTTTGTTTACAAGATTTGCTTTTAGTAAATTTAGATGAACTAAAAGCATTAAGAAATGTAGGAGAAGTTTCTATTAAAGAATTTGAATTTTGGCATTCAATAGCTTTAAAAACCAAAAAGCTAGAACGACTATGGCTTGGCGAAGGCGTGGCTACTACAAATGCTTAACCAAAGAACTAAATTTTATTAGCCACATTTTATAAATACCTTGTTAGGCAAAATTATGATAAACGAAATAATAGAACAATACGAAGATGAAACATTCTTAAAGGCTGATGGGTTTGATGAAGCCATTATCGGAGTATGTGAGGACTTTAATGCTCCAGTTAGATTAATATATTCAGTTACAAAGTGTATAGAAATACTTATGAGAGATATGTCAGAAGAAGATGCAATGGAGCATTTTAATTTCAATGTAAGTGGCGGTTATGTGGGGGAGAAAACTCCGATATGGTGTTGGGACAATTTCACCTAACGGTAGGCTACTTTGCGTAGTTAACCTTGGTAAAAATAAAAACAATGAATGATTTTGAATCTGCAAAAAATATAAATGAATTATTTAAAAATTAATTTCCAATAAATTAACCAACTAAAAACTAAAAGAATGAAAAAGCAATTAAATTCTACTTACTTAGTAGCAGAGTATCTAAAGGAAAACAAAAAAAGCTACATTCATGACATGAAAAAAAAATGTAAAGCAAACAACGTAGGAGCGAGGGTAATGGCACTAAGGCGTTCATTTGAATGGAAAATAGATACTATTTTAGAGGGGTACAAAGATGGCGTTGCGATATGGTATTATAAGTTAGTAAAGGCAAAAAAAATGCCAGAGCAGTACAATTTAAAGCCATTGAATAAAGCTAGTGCATAACGTTCCGAGTATTGCCGCAGTAGCGGAATTAGAATTACAAAACTTAAAATTAAGAACAAATGTCAAATAGAAAAACAAAAGTTGAACATACCACAGAACCCGCTATTGTCGGCAATACTGTGTTAGCTGCCGTTAAAATCAAGGACTTACCAAAAGATACCAATTTGCAAGGCATAAAGGTTAAACTACCAAAACATATTTATACTTCTTCAAGTCTGCCGATGTATGGTATAAAAAATAAGCCTGTGTATTTGCAAGGATGGGTAATGGGTGATTTTTTTGTAAAAACAGACTTGAAAAGCAGTCAAATTTATCCTATGTTTTGGTCGTTTGTTCCGTCAGATTTTCAAGAATGGGAGGTTGTCAGTTAATGGCAGCTAACGTTATAGGGCTTGGCGAAGGTGGGCTTGTAGGATGCTCAATTTTAGCAGAATGTGTCTGCCCACTTTTGCCAAGCCCGTGTTATATGCCGTTTGAATTATTAACCAATTAAATAAATATAAAATGAATATCATTAAAGATAACAGAATTGTATCAGACAAAACATTTGCAACCCGGTTTGTAAGTTTCTTAAAAGACATACAAGTTAATGACCCAATGAGCGAAGAAGAACTTGAATATCTGCGTAGGGTTGCACATTCTTTACTTCTTCATCAAGCTAATACTTGCACCGAAAAAGAAGAATTAAACTACTTAGATAGGTGTCACCCAAATGGCATATAACTCGCTGCTTTACGAAATTTTTGTAACACAAATTAAACCTAAATGCAGATAAATACTGAAATATTAAACATAAGGATAAGTAAAGAGCAAAAGCAAACCTTAGATAAATTAAAAGAGTATAATGTTAACGTAGCTCAATTTGTGCGAAATGCAATTAAGGAGAAGTTGCAACGAGAAAAAGCCGAAATAATAACTAACTATAAAAATTTAGAATGCCCATTTTGAAAAAAAAAATAATACATTTGCACCTAAAAAAATAATAATTATGTTTAATAAAGAAAAAGACAGATTAAGTTATAGTTCTCTCACTAGACTTATAAAAGAAGGAGTACAAGGATTTTTAAACCCTGTATACAAAAGAAATAATGCTTTAGAGAAAGGGTCTATTATAGATAAGATAGTTTTTGATGAGCCTATCACTGAAACTATTATAGATATTCCTATTCCAAAGCCTCAAATTAAGGCTATTATTGAAAATATTTTTACAGAGGAGTATAACTACGACCTCTCTGCGGAAAACTTAGAAAAGGTTTGTGGTATATTAGATGTGAAATCTAAGAATTTTGAGAAAATAAAAGAATCCGTTCTGGAGTTTCCTGAATATATTGAATATGCAAAAAATCCAAAAGGTAAGTTTCTAAAACCTAATTTTGAATTAGGAACCTCTATTGCCAATAATGTGCTAAAAGATAGAGAAGCCGCCTATTTATTCAGTAATGGTAAGGCTCAGTTTGAGTGGAGTTTTCAATACAGAGGATATAACTTTTTTATAAAGACAGATTATTTAAAAGTGGATCATGATAGACAAGAGATTATTATCACTGATTTGAAATCCAGCAGCTACCCTCCGAAATTTCCTGATAGTGTGCAAAAATATTTGTATCACTTACAGGGGGCTTTGTATACAAAAGGGGTGGAAGACTGGATGGAGAAAAATGATTTGAACCATTATGTACTAAAAACTTTTCATTGGGTGGTATGCAATTCTACCAAAGTAGATAGTGTGCTAGTATACCCCCTATCTTATAAAGACGAGATGGAAGGTAAACGTATTTTAGAGGAAACTTTGGATAAGATTGACAAGTACATTGAAAATGATTGGCAAGAAATCCCTGAAGAAGATACCTTAACTTTTTTCTAAATGACAAACCACATAATCACAAAAAACAAATCCTTTTTCCAAAAAATAGGGGAGTATAGTTACTGTAATCTTGAAGACATGGTGCTTCCTGAAATAATAGCGGTAGATACAGAGACTACTTCCCTCTCTGCCTTTGAGGGGGAAATATTTGCCATTCAAATAGGAACAGGGACAAATAATTATCTAATTGATTTGCAGACACATAAAGAGAATATAATTAATTTAGAGGAAGTTATGCCTTTTATATTGGATAAGGTTATGATATTTCATAATAGTGCCTTCGATTTGAGTTTCTTCTTTATCAAGAATTACTTCCCTAAAAAAGTGGGAGATACGATGTTGGCATCTATGATTCTACACAATGGAGAATTCGGAGTATCACATTCTTTTAAGAATTGTATGCAAAGAGAGCTAGGGGTTATATACGACAAAACAGAACAAGCTAATATTGCTAGAGTTCAGTTATCGCAGCCATCCACAATTCAATATTGCTTTAATGATGTTGATAGACTATTAGAGTTACACAATGATTTAGTGATTAAATTAAAAGATTATGAAGCCATAGATTCTTATAAATTGCATTGTAGACATATCAGGGCACTTACATATATGGAGTTATGCGGACTTCCAATATCAAAGGATAGGTGGAAAGCAAAAATGGATAAAGATTATTCCCAATACAAAAAATGTGAGAGAGAAATAATTGATTATATTTTTGACACCCTGCCTAAATATAGAGTTTTACAGATGGATATGTTTAGCAACGAAAGGAAAGTAAATTGCCTATTAAGTTCTCCTAAACAAATGATAGAAGTGTTTAAAGATTTAGGTATAAATGTCACTTATAAAGAAAAAGGAGAGATAAAAGAAAGTTTAGAAAAAGGAGTTATAGCTAAGTCAAATCATGAGTTTGTAAAAATGTGGCTTAAATATAAAGAAGTGGAGCATAATGTAACTACTTTTGGAGAGGGTATTTATTCTAAAATAAGGGATGGAAGAATATACACCCACTTCAAACCGATAGTAGACACTGCTAGACTATCTTCAAGAAAGGGAGAGATAAACTTTTTAAATTTTCCCTCTAACAAAGAAACAAGAGAATGTTTCGTGGCAAATGAAGGATTTGACATTATTGTAGCTGACTACGCAGGGCAAGAAACAGTTGTAGGGGCTGATATTACTGGAGACCAAGCCATGATTTCTTCTATAGTGGAAGGAAAGGACTTACACTGTGCCTTTGCTAGAGTTCTCTATCCTGAATTATTAGATCTTTCTGATGAAGAAATTATTAAAAATCATAAAGCAAAGCGAAATGCTTCTAAAGCACCTAGATTTTGTTTCCAATTTGGGGGTACTGGATTTACTTTAGCAGAGAATGAAGGATTATCTATAGAGGAAGGAGATCGTATTGAAAAATTATTCAAAGAATTACATAATGGAGTGTACTCTTATGGGGAAAATAAGCTAAAGGAAGCTTTAGAGTTTGGTTATATTCAATATGCAATGGGATTTAAATTAAAGCTACCAATGTTTGATATTTTCAAAGACCTTGATGAGAAGATTTCAAATATGGATAGAGATTTTTGGAATAAATATAGAGTGGGTAAGCAAGAAAATCTGAAATTTGAGAAAGCTAAAGATAAAGGGAGTTCGTATGTAATATCAGATATGGGGGCATACAATTGCTTTAATGCAAATAAACTAATGATGAAGGATTATTTCAGTTTAAAATCTCAGTATATGAGATTATGTTTAAATGCTCCCACACAAGGCACTGCTGCCCATCAAACTAAAATGGCTTCAGTGTTGTTATTTAATCAAATTGAAAAAAACAATGACTATTGGAAAGCAAGGATAGCAAATGTAATACATGATGAGATAGTTTTGGAAACTGAGACTCACCTATCAGAAAAATATGCTAGAATACTGGAAAAAAGTATGATAGAGGGTGGTAATATATTTCTCACCAACCCTACACTATTTATGAGTGCTGAAAGTAATATTGGAAAATCATGGTATGAAGCCAAATAAATTAAATTTAAAGTTATGAGAAGAAAGACAGTAAAAAAATCCAACACCACAACTCCTAGGAAAAAGAAAAAGGTAGTTAATCCTAGAGTAGTGAGAGAATATTGTGGAGGTACAATGACCAAATCAGCTTTTTTTGGTGCCATTAGAGCTTTTTTAAGACAGAGGTGGTTATACTCTTGTCCTTTTAGAAAAGAGATACTTAAAAGGGCTTATTCTGCCTTGTTAAAAAAATGGCAATGCAATCATTGTAAAAAAATGTTCTTAAAAAAAGATGTAGAAGTAAATCACATTGAGCCCTGTGGTAGTTTAAGGGATTACTCCGAAATAAAACCATTCCACGATAGGTTATTCGTAGAGGATATAAGCAAGCTAGAGGTGCTTTGTAAAGGTTGTCATAAAATTTTTACAGAAAAAAGTAAAATAACGCTTGACATTTGAAAAAAATATATTAATTTTGCAGAAGTTTTTTAAAACAAAGGGAATATGAGTTACGAAGAAATGGGAAAATTAGCTATTAATCTTCCCCAATTAAACATTATCCAATACTTAATAAAGAAAGGGTTTATTAGAAATATACATCTTACAAAAATAAATACTAATAATCCTTTAGATTTTGAAATAACAGAGTTTGGTAAAGCTATTCTTAATGGAGAAAAATATCAACCTCTTGTTTCTGAACAATTCTTAGATGAATATATGATATTATTTAGTAAACAAAATTTACAAGGAATAAATAAAAAAGCATTTAGTCCTAAAAATAAAGTTATAACTAAGTTAGAATCATTTATGAAAAAGTATAAAGTTTCTAGTGAAGAAATCCTATACGCTGTTAACTATTATCATCAAAATGCTGACGATCTTCGTTATACATTGGATGCTCAATATTTTATTGAGAAAGAGGGAGGCAGCTTATTGTTAGACACTATTAATGAAATGAAAGAAGGAATATTTAGTGACCAAGATAAACTCGTATTTTAATGGATATTTTAAAAGTAATAGAAGAGAGCAGGGATTCATTAATACAAGGACATATTAATAGTATTCCTATGCCATTCAACGGAACAAGAAAAGCCTTTAGTGGTATATTTCCAGGGGCACTTGTGTGTGTTACTGCTGAAACCTCTGTAGGTAAAACTTCTTTAGCCAAGTACTTATATTTATTTAGTGTTGCTGATTATATTTTAGATGACCCTGCGTTTAAGTCTTTTAAATATAAATGTATATGGTTTGGATTAGAAGAGTCTGAGGAAGAATTTGATATTAGTGTACTACAATATGCCATCTCTAAATATTTCAATAAACATTGTACACAAGATGAATTATTAAGCAGGATAGAGCCTATTTCGGAAGAAGTAATTGCTATGATAAAATCAGATCCTGTTCAAAGGTATTTCGACACTGTAAAATCTTTCACCAAATTTGACGACCAAACTGGCCATGCTACAGGTATTTATAAAACTTGTCAAGAGTATTCAAAAGAAATTGGTGAGCACCATTATAAAGAAAAACAATTGAGTGGGGGTAAAGTGATTAATATTTACAGTCATTACACTCAAAACGACCCTAATGAAATAGTGGCAGTAGTTATAGATAACGTAAACATTTTGGAATTAGAAAAAAATGAATTAGGAATGTCGCTTGATTTGTCAGGATGTATAGATAGACTTGTGAATACTTATATGAGAAAGCAAGTTACAAAGCATTGGAAATGGCATGTATGTTGTGTACAACAGCAACAAATGGCAGCAGGGGACCTAAACCACTATAAAGCAGGTAAGCTTGAGCCTGAGCCTCAGAAATTAGGAGATAATATAAAGGTAGCAAGATCTTACCAAGTTATCTTAGGATTATTTTCTCCTTATAAGCACAAAATGACAAATTACTATAAGTATCCGATTTTAGCTTCTGATAGAGTAGATGGCTTTGAAGAATGCTTTAGAACTATTCATATTTGTAAAAACCGATTCGGTAGAACAGGAGTTGCAGAACCTTTGTTTTTCAACCCTAAAGGCTTTAGTTTTTTCAGTATGCCAAAAAATGATGACACCCAAAATTTAAACCAATTATTAACCTATAAACAACAAATTTTAAAAGATGAGTAATTTAACATTGCCAACAGGGAAGATTGCCCCTTCAGTAGTCAATCCAAGAACTATGGTTATTTTTAGCCAGAAAAAGACGGGGAAAACCCACGCACTCAGTGAGTTGGAGGATAACCTGATTATTAACTTCGAGCACGGAGCAGATTTCTATGAATCCATGAGGATTAACATAGATTCCCTGCAACAGTTTGATGAATTAGCTAAACTTTTCCACAAAGAAACCCCTCATTACAAGTTTATTACACTTGATACGGTGACTTCTTTGAAAGAGAAGCTATTGAATCAATTAGCAGTGAGAACCTATAACAAAGATACAGGTAAATCAGAAGCTGCTGACTTTGATATTGATAGACTAGAGTATGGAAAAGGTCAAGTCTATAAACGAGAAGCCTTATTCAAAATTATGGAATTCTTTACAAGATTCTGTGATACGTTGATTATTGTAGGACACGTTTCGGATAAATCAATCTCTACTTCAGGACAAACAATTAAAGAGCTGAATCTTGAAGGTAAGTTGAAAGATTTACTTGCTCTAAGAGTAGATGCAATTGGGTATATGTATAGAAATACAGAAAAACCAAATGTAAATATGCTTTCATTTATCCACTCTGAAGAAATTGTAGGTGGCACAAGATGTAAGCACCTTAGAAACAAGGAGTTTGAAATCTCAGAACTTATAAATGATGATAAGCTAGAGACTCATTGGGACAAGATTTTTATTTAATAACACACAAACAATATTTTTAATTTTTAATTTTTTTAAACATGAACAACAATGTCAAAACGTCATCTGGTTCAGGAACCAGAAAACTATTCTACGGAGTATCTACTTTTATTCCTAGTATGATTAACCCTAACAAAGCTGCCCTATCTGCATTCTTAGGAAAAGATTTGGAAAAAGAACCTGAATATCTAACTACAAAAGATATAGATGGTAAACAAGTGAGAGTGTTAAAGCTTGATATTTGGGGAACTCTTCCTCAAGCCGAAAACACAAAAACAAAGATTACATTTTGGCTTGAAGCTAGACACGATATTTCAAAAAGTGGAAAGCAAAAATACATTAATGGACAAGGGCTTACTTCTTATAATGAAGACCCTGCTGTTATGAATAAAAACAAAGTGTGGTATTATGGAGACAACCAAAGAAAAGCAATGGTGGGAGAAGATGCCGTAGTGGACTTTTTCATAATCTTGAAAAACTGGGAAACTGAGTTGTCAAAATACACTCTGAAAGATGGAGATATTCCAAGTATTTTTCTTCCATTAGAGAAATTGTTTAAGCAAGATTATTCTGACATAAATCCGTTATTTGAAGAAGGAAGAGGAATCAAAGTTTATGTAGGTATTCGTTCAAGTGAAAGTAATGGCAAGACATATTATGATATGGATATTTATACCAAAGCTTTCATAAAAGACTATCCTGGGATTAAAAGCTTTGATAAAATCATTAATGCTCTAAAAGGAGAGTATTCTGCATTTAAAAAGAATATTGCTCCAATCACATCTAACTTCCAAGAATTTGACCCAAATGAATTAGTAACAGAGGAAAATACTTCCGCAGCAAGTAACAATAGTTTTGATGACGAACTTCCATTTTAATCAATAATTATGTTCACTTTAGATCAACAGAGCGATATATGGAGAAATTACTTTGGAAGTTGGGAAAGTAAGGGTACTTATAGTAATCCGCTAAGGCATGATAAAAGCCCTAAATGCTATTTTAAAGTTATCAATGATAAGATTTTATTTATAGATTGGGCACATCATCCTACACATTCTGACTGTATTTCTTTTGTATCGCAAAAGTATAACTTAACAAATAAAGAAGCTATTACAAAAATAAATTATGATTTAAAGTACACGGATAGAGTGAAGGGAGGTTTTTCAGGAGAAAACAAAGGGGTGGCAGTAACACCCCTTTCTTCTTCTGTAAATAAAGATAAATACACTCAACAAGTAGCGGAGAAGATAAATTATTCTGTAATAAAGAAAAACTTCTTTGCAAAGGAAGATATTGATTACTGGAAAAAATTTGGTATTACAGAAGCTACATTAAAAAAATATGATGTATGCCCTGTAAAGTTTGTTTTAAGAAATGGAGTACTAAACTATTCTAGTGGTGAATATAATCCTATATTCGGATACTACCAAAATAATCAGCTTTTTAAAGTATATAATCCACTAGGTATTCCTATGCAAAAGTGGAGAACAATTAAAGCAGTGCTAGAGGGCTACCCACAACTTGAGTATAAAACAAATGTATGCTTTATCACTTCTTCTTTAAAGGATACTATGTGCTTAGATTCTTTAGGATATGATGCATTTAATTTGCCATCAGAAAATAGCTACAAAATACTACTTCCTATAATTGAAGAACTATTTAGCAAGTTTGACCATGTTTTCGTATATCTCAACAATGACGAAGCGGGCAAGAGATTTTCAAGACTATTAACCCTAGAGATTGATAATAGATTGAAATATATCAACAACCCTTCTTATTGGGCACAAACAGATCCTTCCGATGTTATCAAAGATTTAGGAGTAGAGCCTTTAAAGGAAGTTATAAAAGAAAAATTTTCAAGAGACAAGGTTATTTTAACAAATAAAAATTAATAAAAATGATAGTAAAAATAAAAAAATTGAGTGAACTTGCGGTGATACCAGCTTACGGAAAGCCAGGAGACGCAGGAATGGATTTAACCGCTACAAGCTTAACTATTGATGAGTTCGGAAATTACGAGTATGGAACAGACTTAGCTATAAAAATCCCAGAAGGACACGTTGGGCTTATATTCCCAAGAAGTAGTATTTGCAAGGTGACACAATCATTGACAAATTCCGTAGGAGTTATAGATTCGCAATACGTTGGAGAAATAAAATTCAAGTTCAAGCCTACTATGAAAATGCCTAATGGAAACGAAAAAGCAAAATCAATGTATGAGGTGGGAGAAAGAATAGGGCAATTGATAATCATGCCTTACCCTAAAATAGAATTTGAAGAAGTGGATGAATTACCTACAACTGAAAGAGGAGATGGGGGATTTGGCAGCACAGGATTTTAATAAACTAAATAAAATTTCAAAGCTAAAAAAATTAATCACCATTGTTTATTAAAAAACCAGTATATTTGCATAAAATTAAAATTATTTATTATGACCACACTTGAATACATATTATTGGCCACTAACATACTAGGGATGGTGACAATTTACATTCTACTAAAAGAATATAGAAGAATTGAAAAAGACTTCAAAGAATATCTACTAGAATCAGTTACATTTTTAGAAGAAACCTTAAAAGATTTGGATAAACTTCAGACCGCTTTAGATGAGGTTAAAACAAAACCAGTGGTTAAACCAAAAACTCCTAAAAATGAGAAAAAAACAATCACTAAATAGGATTGTAAAAGAATACAAAGACGCTACAAGACAGGAAATATGGGAAGGAGTTAGAGATAACTTTATTTGGGGCTTTCTAGGATCTATAATAATAGTATTTGTCTCTACTAAATCTGATATTGCTGTCTTGGGGTCTTATATAGTTTATTATACATTTTTAAGCAAAATTATTAATAGGCCAAAATACGTTACAGATTTAGGAAAATTAGTGGTGTTTCCTATTAGCTCTGCGACAGGAGCCTTTACAGGATATAAGCTTTCTTCATACATTTTAACTCTTATTTAACATGAAAGACAATTTAAAAAAAATAATTCCTTTATTAGTATTTCAAAATAGTAGTTTTTATGAAATACTTGTCATACAAAACTCTAATAAACAAGTAATTAAGCATTACATGGTAGATAGTTTGCAAAATTTAATGGCTAATTACGATGAAATGAAACGTATTGCTGATTATTTAGATGCTAGTGTATATATTAAACTAGGCTCTTATTCTAAAGAAAAACTAGGATATAAAATAATAGAAACCTTGTCTAAAAAATTAGAGAAGCAAGAATTAGAATACTCTTTATTAATTGAGGAATCTATCGGCAACTTAAAATCAAATTTTGAGCATTGGATAATAGATATAGATTTTAAAGATGTATCTGATACTGATATTATTAGAATTCAAAAGGCAATTAATGATTGTGAACCTGGAGGTAAAAATATTATAGCAGAGATACCTACACCTAATGGGGCACATATTATTACAAGACCCTTTAATACTAACCAATTCATACCCCACCAAGATGTCTTTTATAAATGCAAAGTGAATAAAGACAGCTCTACAATTTTATATACTAATAGTAAATAAAACATTAATACAGACAACCTTATTAATTAAAATAATCTCAAATAAAATTAAAATTTTTTTATATTTTTGTAGCTACTAAATTACAAATCTATAAAATGAGAACACTTAAACTATTGATTATAAGCTTATTAGCTTGTATAAACATTTATGGACAAACAGGCCCCGCAGCTCCTTCTACTGGTATATGGGCATTAATTGACACCGCTTATAATGTAGGAACAACTACACAAGGATTTACAAAAGCAAGAGTTACATTAAAAAATACCACCACTACAAAAGTAACAGGTGTGCAATTCAGAGTTTTTTATGACAAAGTTGCTTTTAAAAACTCAGGGGTTAGCTTAGTGGGAAGTACAACCAATCTTGATTTACAATATGTAACGGATTCTGTAAATGGATTTTCAACTATAACATTAATTTATACAGGTAATAGTAGTGCTTATTCCCTTGCTAATGGAGAAACTTTTGAGCTTACTCTTACACACGCTGCTCCATCTATTTTTAATAATTTAACTTTTATAGACTCTTTGAAATTTTCAGGAGTATCTACCTTTCCTCAATATGCTTCTACACAAGCAGGTATGGATACTACTTTAGGACTATACAGTTATAATGGAGAATTCAAAAGACCAAAACTTAACTTCAAAGGTACCTTCGCAAATGTGAATGGAACTGGAGCTAAAAATTTAACTTTATCTTTAGAGAAAAAACCTAAGTCAGGGTCAACTTGGGCTCAAGTAAATTCTTATAAAACTAATATTGCAGGTAAGTTTTCATTCTCAGAAACATTGGATACTACTTTCTGGGATGTAAGATTAGCAGTTAAAGGGGATACAATGGGTGTAGGTAATGTAGTTTCTACAACAGACGCTCAATTGATTAACCAATGGGTATTGGGTGTGGGTACCCCAAAAGATTTTGATTTCTATGCTGCGGATGTAAATGGCAATTCTAATATTACAGTGGCGGATGCTTTTGGAGTATTTGGAAGAGTAGCAGGAAGAATAACAAGTTGGTCTAATAATGTAAAAGATATTAAATTCTTTACAGCAGCAGAATATGCTACAATTACAGGAACACCTACAACAAACTATACATCAACTATTTCAGGTGTAACTAATTTTTACTTTGATATATTGCCAGGGCAACCTGACTCGGTTACATATTATGTAGTGGTTCCAGGAGATGCTAACTCTACAGGATACAATATGGCTAGAACAACTCCAATGGAAATCCTTATAAATGGTCCACAAGATTTAGACCCTCAAACTCACAGAGTTATTGATACAAAAGTGGAATATGATTTCCCTACTAATAATATTGAGTTAACTGTCCCTAAATTAAATGTAAATGAAGGAAATATGGTTAATATCCCTGTAAGTTTAAAATCTGACAGCATCAATGTATTGGCTTTGCAATTTGGGTTGAAATATGATAGCACACTTCTTAATTTTAAAGGAATCTACTCTAGTGCTAATACACAAAAATGGTTCACTTATGTAAATCCTAGTGAAGGAGAAATTTCTTGGGGAGGATATGATCCAAGTAACAATACTAATCCTTTAAAAAATGGAGATGAAATTATTACATTTCAGTTTTTAGCATTAAAACCTCAAGCTGATTGGGGAGTTAGTCCTCTTTACACTTCAAGTAAATTTGCAGGAAACGTACAATCAAAAGATTTATCTCTATCTCCTAGTAATAATATTATACAAGTGAGAAAAATGTCTCCCACTAATATTGGAAGAATTATAGATGCTAACACTATGGAAGTTTATCCAAATCCTACAACGGGAATTATAGATATTGTTTTTAATGTAGAAGAAAGCACAAATGCCACATTATCAGTTTATGATATATTGGGTAGCTTACGCATTACAGTATTATCAGAACCTGTAGCAAAAGGACAATACACTTATAGAGCGGATTTAGGTACACTATCTGCGGGAATTTATACAGCAAAATTGCTATTAGATAACAAAAGTGTGCTAGTTTCAAAAATTATTAAACAATAAAAATAAATATTATGTCAGAAGAAATTCAAAACGATGGTTCTATGGATAGTTTGAAAAAAACTATTATCGGAGCAATAGGTACATTAGTTACAGCAGCAGGTGTGTGGGCTTCTACACATTTGTTTGGAGGAGAAACTGAGCACAAAGAAGAAGTTAAAACTGAAGCGTCTGCTCCTGTGGCACCAATCGTAGTTAATATTGAGAATACTAACCAACAAAAACAAAGTGCAGCTCCTACTACAATCATTAGAGAAAAAGTTGTAGAAAAACCTGCTAAAAAAGAGAAATCTGAAGATGAAAGTCCTTGGTAGTCTATTATTTTTACCTTTATTTACATTCTCCCAAATAGGCTCTATTAAAACAGAGTCCTACACTGCCGATTTTGAAAAGAAACAAAGTTTAGCAGTGGTATCTGACTATGATGATACCTTACAGGTTCCAATTTCTATTTTAAAAATAGGGTTTAATGAAGAATTATATGAGGCCTATCCCGAACTTAAAGAAAAGAAAGTGGGGCTTGGGGTCACTAATATTGTAACAGAATACTTCTTGTCTACTAATAGATTTGTAATAACGGAAGATAAGTCTGATATTAAAAATAAAATGGTGGCTCAGGATAAAGCATCAAGAAAAGGAATATCTTCTAATAAGATAGAAGTGTTTGGCCATGTTATATTAGCTCAATACTTTGTGTATTGTGAAATTTACGATTTTTCAGTGTCAGAAGATGAAGTGGTAAAAATAAGTGGAAAAGCAGAAGTTACCCAAACTACAAGACTAGGGTTGCAATGTAAATTTGTAGATGCAACAACAGGGGAAATTATAGTGGGGTCTGGACTAGGAGAAGCTAACACTGTTAAAAAATCTTCTATTCTCTCTGATATTGATGATATTAAGTTTAATCAATCTACAATAGGAATCACCACCAAGAAATCTCTTGAAACTGCTGCATCCAGAGTTATAACGAGATTAATTAAAAAAGGTGTTTTTAAGAAATAAACTAATTAGCTTACTAATATCCTTTTATGTAAACACCTTTGTTTACAGTCAAACTTATTCCTACAAATATACTGACCCTTGTACACAAGTAGCTAAAACTATTAGTGTCCCTCTTAATGGAAGTACAAAAGTTTCCTATTATGGAAACACAGAAAATTTCACATACTATGATTTTGTTTCAGGTGCGTTTCAAACATGGTCAGATAATTTATTCAATAAGTTTAAAAACAGTTCACCTTGTGGAGAAGCTATTGGTACTCCCACAGTTATGAATATTGGGCAGGGACAAGTGCTGAACACTGTAGGAATAATAAACTCCATATCAAATATTGCAGAAACTATTGGATCTGCTACTACGGGAATGACAGAAAGTTTAGTTTCTTCTACAACTCCTAGTTCAATAGGAGAGGGTCCTTCTGTATCATCTGAATCAGGGGTATCTGTAGGGGGGAGCACTTCCGTTGAAGGAACAGGGGGTAGTTCTGTAAGTAGTGGAGAAAGTGGGGGAACAAGCAGCGGGGGTTCTACACCTAGCGGGGGAGGGTCTTCTACTCCTAGTGGAGGAGGTTCTTCATCTGAGGGGGCATCAGGCGGTAGCACAAACATCTCCGCAGGAGGTACCAACTCTGTGAGAGGCGTAGGATCTTCTGGTGGTGGAGGAGGAAAGGCTAATAAACCTGGAAGTAAAGAAGGGGGAAAACCAGCGATTGTGGCTTCCTCAGATTTTGTAGGATTTAGTTTTAAGGATTCAGAAACCCCTTTAGGAATTAAAGGAACAGGGGGTTATACATCCATGAGATGGGATGGCACTTGTTCATCAGGAATATTATTTGATTATACATCAGCACAGGCTGGACCAAATATAACGGGGTTTTATGCTTGGATAAATCCTTCCAATATAACAATAGCTTCGGGCACTGTAACATTCTCTTTAGAGGGAGGAGGTAGTGCCTATTCCACAGTTGCTTTTGGGCAGATGAAAACATTTAAAAAGATTAAGAAGTTAAAACTTATCTATTTAGGAACATTATCTATGGGGAAAGTGTTTAAAGAAGGGTTTATAGGTACAGCTATTATAACAGGAGGAATGTATGATTTAAAATTACATAAAAGACTGGATGTTAAACTGACTAATCTAATTGTGTATTCTCCTTATGTTAGTTATTATAATGATGTACTTATGAAATCTCCTTTTGTAATGCTTCCTAGTGTGGGAGTAAATGTAGGAGTGACAAAAAGATTTAAAGTAAACATAAATATTGGAGGGGCTTGGCAAGTAGGGCAAAGTGCATTAAATAACACTATAACTTTTGGTACAAGATTATTATTATGAGAATTATAATTATATTACTTTTTACTTTTAATATAGCTATAGGACAAAATTTTACCTATTCAGGGTTTATTTATAATGCTAATGGTACAGGAGCAGTTAATGTTCCGATAAAATTATATAAAAGAACCACTCCGACATTAACAGGGTTTACATCTCAGCAAAACTATAACGGACATTCTTATTACAGATCTACAGGAAATGCCTTTTGGACAGATGCAAGACAAGCTTGTGCAAATATGGGAGGATATTTAGTAACAGTGACAAGTGCTGCAGAAAATAACTTTCTATTTAACTTATGGCCTTCAGGGTGGATAGGATTAACAGATGAGGTTACTGAAGGTATATGGAGATGGGTTACAGGTGAACCATACTCATATTCTTCTTGGAATCCTGGAGAACCAAACAATGCAGGAAATGAAGACTATATTCAATTTGTTGGAGGGGGTAAATGGAATGATTTACCTAATGGTGTAGCTCTCCCTTATGTAATTGAATTTGATTACATTGTAACTTTTACTGCTTGGGTGTTACATAAAACAATATACACAGATGCAACAGGTAGATATACTATAAATGAAACAAGTAATCCAGCGACAGAATGGTATATTCAAATAGATGCCCCCACTCCTGTAACAACTTTAGCTTTAACAGATATGCAAAACGTTTCTAATATAATATTAGGAAGAACTGCTAGAAGAAGTTTACATTGGAATATGTATGATGTAAATGGAGATGGTAGAATAACTATATCTGACCAATACTATATTAATTTAAGAAGAACAGGAAGCGTCAGTAATTGGGTTACAATGGCGGCATCTAGGTTATTTAACACAACACAATATAATTCTTTAAATACAGGAACAACAGATTTAAGAACAACTATTCCTGGAGTGTCTTCTATTACAATTAATTCTCCTGTCTCAGGGACTACAAATGCAAACTATTATTTAATAGCCCCAGGTTATAGAGGGCAAATAACTTATTAATTATGAAAAAATTATTATCTTTATTATTATTTCCAATATTTTTATATTCACAAACCCCTCCTTCTCCAGTTGTTCAATCATCTTCAGCACAAGAAGATTTTGGACGTACTCATAATAATATTATAGGAGCACAATCTCGTTCATTCGGAGGAGGATCTATAATTAAACCAAACCCAATGTTAACTTCAGCGGCTTTTGCAATGATACAAAATCCTACCTATGAAGGCGGTTGGAGGTATGGTACTGGCTTAGGGTTCAGTAAAATAAATTTTGGAAAAGGATTTGGGGTAAATGCAGTGCTTACATTTGATTTATCTCAACAATCCTATTCTATTTATTATAAAAACAGAAATTGGTATTATCATCTTAATTTTGGCAGAATGGGCATAGCTTTAAATAGAGGAGCTAGTGTAACTAAAACTTGGGATTTTAAAAAAATTACTTTTGGGGCACAATTGGGGACATCTATAATATCAAATGGTCCTTCAGATACATCAAATAAAAGTGCTTATTATGCAGCAATACCTTATATAGTATTAATGGCAGATAGAGAATTTAAAATAAGTAATAGACTAGAGTGGAAACCAGAAGCTTTCATAACTTTATGTTCCCCTTACTATGATTTAGGAAAAGATTTTTTTAGCACATCAAGTACATTTAATGTAGTGGCAGGAAATAATGTGGCCTTTAAAATAGGTAAACATTTTAAAATCAATTTAAATTGGAGAGCTAATATAAATACCACACCTCAATTTGCAATAATGAATAACATATTATTTGGTTCAAACCTTAAATTTTAATTATGAAAAATATTATACTACTTTTAGTAATTCCTTTCTTTTCCTTTGGACAATGTGTTAAAATTGAAGAGATTAAGTCATCTGTCGAGATAAAAGAGTTAGGGGGTCGGGATGTAAAATTCGGAGTTAAACAAATGGCCGAGGATATGTTCTCTTCTAAGTTTTGTCTATCTGATAGTGGAGAAAAGATCTTTATAGATATTTTTTACTTCGGACTTCCTAAAAAAAGTTTAAGAATTATGGGAATAGAAGAATCTGTTCAAACGACAGAAATTGGCATCCAAGTGAAATATAAAGGAAAGAAATATGAAGAATATGGAGAGTCAGAGTCTGAGATTCATGCAGTTATGTTAGAACTTACAGATGGAATTCCTTTTTCTAAAATGACTGTCTCAACTTCTATAAAAAAAGCTCTAGAAAAAATTATAAAAAAGATGCCTTAATAAAAAAATTGTTGTATTTTTGCAACATGAAATTATTTATTTTCCTATTACTTTTTACTACATCTTCTTTTGGTCAAATAAAAATTGCTGATGTTGGGCCTAATTGGAAAAACAGAGTGGATTCTGCCTTAATCTTAATTAAGAAATACGATTCCCATAAATACAATCTTTTATTAAAGCACTGTAAAAACATTGGATTTTCAAATCTAAAATTCTCCTCCATAGAGGGTGATAACACTATTATACTTTCCACTTATGATGTAAGCGGAGGTAGCTTAAATAATATAGCATCAGCTATTGTTCACGAATCAGCACATTTATTTTTCTACAACTCTAATTTCTTTTCTACTGCATCCGAAGAAGAGAGAATTTGTTATAGATATGAGTTGGATTTTTTGCTTAAAATCCCTAATTGTGAAAAGTATTTAATCAACAATGCTTATAAAAATATATTTACCAATTAAATAATTTATTTATACTTTTGCAACCCCTTTTTTACCCTGTAAAAAAATTATTATTAACTTTTAAAAAATTATCAAAAAAAATGACACAAAATGACAAAGAATTAGGTAAAAATATTTTTCAATTTAGAGAAAATATACTGCCTTATGAGTATCCTGAGCTATTGGAGTATAAAAAAGCTATAAGACATTCTTATTGGCTAGAATCTGAATTTAACTTTACTTCAGATATAAATGACTTTAAGATAAAAGTAAATGATTCTGAGAGAGAGGCAATAAAAAGAACAATGTTAGCTATCGCTCAAATAGAAGTTAAAGTAAAAACTTTTTGGGCAGATATGTATAAAAGAATGCCTAAAACTGAAATTGGAGATGTAGGTATGACCTTCGCAGAAAGTGAAGTTAGACATAAAGATGCTTATGCTGAATTATTAAATGTATTGGGTTTGCAGAAAGAGTTTGAAACTTTAATAGAAGTTCCTGCTATTAAGAATAGAATAAACTATTTAATGAAATATTTAGATGGTACTAGAAGCAAGGACAACAAGATGTATACAAAAAGCGTATTATTATTCTCTCTATTTATAGAACACGTTTCTTTGTTCAGTCAGTTCTTAATTATGATGTCTTTTAATAAAGAAAAAAATCTTTTTAAAGGTATATCTAATGTAGTGGAAGCTACAAGTAAAGAAGAAGATGTTCACGGTAATTTTGGGGTGGAAATAATTAATATTATTAAAAGAGAAAACCCAGAATGGTTTGATGAAGAATTTGAAAATTTAGTTTATTCTGCGTGTAAAAAAGCATATATAGCTGAATGTGGAGTAATAGATTGGATATTTGAAAAAGGAGAATTAGACTTTTTATCTAAAGAAGTTATTCAGCATTTTATCATGAATAGGTTTAACAACTCACTTATAAAAATAGGTATGAAACCTGTGTTTAGTCCTGATATTACTTTACTTGAGAAAACAATGTGGTTTGAAGTAGAAATAACTTCAACAAAAGAGGGGGACTTTTTTTATAAAAAGCAAATAGATTATTCAAAAAAAACTAAATCAATTACAGAAGATGATTTATTTTAACCCATAAATCTCATAGAGGATTTATTTGGAAATATAAAAATGAATATTAAAAATATAAAAAATATGGAATATATAAAAAATTACTGGTTAAATGAGGAAAGCAGAACTTTCCTAAGTAGAGGGTACATTACAGAAACTCCTGAAGAGCGTATTAAGCATATTGCTTACACAGCAGAGAAAATCTTAAAAATTGAAGGATTTGCTGATAAGTTTGAAAACTATATGCAGAGAGGTTTTTATTCTTTATCCACTCCTGTTTGGAGTAACTTTGGTAAAAATAAAGGATTACCTATTAGTTGCTATGGTTCAAATGTAGATGATTCTTTGGACAGTATTTTAAATGCTGCAAGAGAAATAGGCTTAATGTCTAAATATGGTGGAGGGACTTCTGCTTATTTAGGGAACATTAGATCTAGGGGTACTAAAATTTCTACAGGAGGTTTAGCTGACGGTCCTACTCACTATGCTAAAATATATGACACTGTTATAGACACATGTAAACAAGGTGAATCTAGGAGAGGAGCTTGTGCAATATGGCTTCCTATTGAGCATGAAGACATAAATGAATTTTTGGAGATAGGAAGTGATGGTAATCCGATACAGAATTTACAATTTGGTATTACTATTACAGACGAGTGGTTAATCTCAATGAAAGAGGGGGATTCCTCTAAGAGAAAGATTTGGGCAAAAGTAATTGAAAAAAGAACTGAATTTGGATTCCCTTATTTGATGTTTAAAGACAACACTAATAATAACACTCCTTATAAAGATTTGGGTTTAACAATTAATCATAGTAATCTTTGTAGTGAAATACAATTACCTAATAATGAATTTGAATCTTTTGTTTGTTGTATAGGTAGTATTAATCTTTTACATTGGGATGAGATTGTAAATACAGATGCTATTGAAATATATACGCTTTTTTTAAATGCTGTTTTAGATGAGTTCATTCAAAAATCTGAGAATTTACCTGGTATGAAAAGAGCTTATAGATTTGCCAAAAATCATAGAGCTATTGGAGTAGGAGTATTGGGCTACCATTCTTTGTTGCAATCAAAACTAATTGATTTTGAATCATTAGAAGCAAAACTCTATAATCATAGTATTTTTAAAATATTAAAAGAAAGAACAGAAAAAGCTTCTCAAGAGTTGTGTAAAACAAAGGGAGTATTCTCTATTAGAGAAGGATTTGCTAACACTACATTGATAGCTATTGCTCCTACAAAATCTTCTTCTTTTATTTTAGGGCAAGTAAGTATGGGAATAGAACCAATTAAATCTAACTATTTCATTAAAGATTTAGCTAAAATTAAAACTGTATATAAAAACCCTTTCTTAATTGAAGAGTTAGAGAAGTATGAACTTAACACTACTGAGGTTTGGGAAAGTATTCTCAAAAACAATGGATCAGTTCAACACTTAAATTTCCCGTCAAAAGAAGTTTTTAAAACATTTTTAGAAATATCTCCTAAAGAAATTATTTTACAAGCAGCTCAAAGACAGAAGTTTATAGACCAGGCTCAATCTCTAAATATAACTATTCATCCTTCTATACCAGTAAAAGATATTAATCAACTATATTTATATGCTTGGGAAGAGGGTATTAAAACTCTGTATTATCAGTTTAGTCAAAGTAGTGCTCAAAGTTTTGTAAGAAATATTCTAGAATGTGCTTCTTGCAGTGGGTAATTAGGGAGTAAGCCCTAGGCTAAACTTTTTATATAAAATAATCCTCACTACATTGTGAGGATTTTTTTTATGCTTTTAAAATAAAATATATATATCTTTGCATTAAATTAAGAAATCGTAATATGAAATTAACATTATTAGCTATAGTTGTTTTATTATTATTAAGTTTAATCTCAAAGGAAGATTGTCCTTGTGATAGAGTGCATCACCCCAAAAGACTGGTAGTATTAGAATCATCTAAAACATTACAAGGTAGAGTTGAAAAAGTCGAGTCTGATATTGATGGTGACATACATATAAGATTAAAGATAGGGGATGGCTCATTATTGGTAAAAAACAACTATAAAGATGAAAATGGGTGTATGGTTGGGGAAATCGTTTGTGCAGTGCCATCAGTATTTCCAATCTGTTGGTTTTATAAAAATAAAATAACTATACCTAAAGAAGGGGATAGTATTGAAATAGAAGGACCTTATGTTTTTGATAAAACTCACGGTATTACAGAAATACACCCAATAATGAATTTAAAAATTAAATAAATTAAACAATATGACATCACAAGAACAATTAGAATTATTAGAAAAATTAGACGCTAAAACTTTGAATATAATTAAGTTGAAAGCAAACGACTATGCAACAGAAGACGTACTTTCTAACTTTAAAATAGTGAGTAATGTTGTTAAAACTATGGGTGTAGATATTTCAGCCCCAGAAGGTTACGCTACACTAATGGTAGTATTAAAGTTTGTTAGAATTTGGAATCTAAAAAAAGAAGGAAAAAATATTATGAATGAATCTCTATTAGATTCTTACGAAGACGCTATAAACTATCTTAAACTAGCATATTGCTGTGAAGTAGAAAACAATAACAGTAAGTATATTAAAGCTAATTAATTATGAGCCAGTTGAACGCAAATACACCTTATATAGAGTGTAAAATTAGAAAAGAATTTATAGGGCTAGAAGAAGACCTCTCAGGATTTATCTTTGGAGTTAAGTCTGTTATAAACTATCCTATGTTATTTCATTTTCAATCTAATATAGGGGCTATTATGTGGAATATGCCTATATCAGCATTTCAACATAAGGATGACTATGATGTGCTATCTGATAATGAACAAAAAAGACTTTCTCTATTAGAGAGTTGGGATTGCCAATCCAATGCTATTGCTACCACTTGTTTTAAATTCTTACAACATAAAAGAGTGGATATATTTTGTAGAGATGGTAAATGGAGAAGTGGGGTTTACTTATTCACTATTGATGACTATGTTTCTGATCCTAATATAATTAATGTAGGCTATTCAGAAGATTTAGACAGTAAGTGCTTTCATTTTATTGAGATGGATTGTGGTAATTTTTGTATACAACCTAATAATCTATTAAGATGGCACAATGCAGATTTTATTAAACCTTATAGTAAAGAAGCTCCTCCTAAGATTAAAATTAATAATCCAAGGATGTCTAGTGAGGATATAGATATGACTTACGCAAATAGTCCTTATTATATTTATAGAGCTGAAAATATTTAATCACAATCAATAAAATAAAATATGTTTTTATTTAAAACAGAAGTTAAAGTAGCTACCGACCCTAAAATGGGGTTAGGTTTATTTGCTACAGAGTTTATACCAAAAGATTCTATAGTATGGAAGTTTGAAGAAGGAGTAGATATTAAAATTTCTATAGATAAAGTAAAACAAATGCCCGATGCTCAACAAGAATATTTTAATAAATATGCTTGGATAGAAGATAATTATTATTATTCTTCTTGTGATTTATCAAATTTTTTAAATCATAGTTATACCCCTAATCTAGATAACACTAAAGATGTTACAACAGCACTTAAAAATATTGAGCCAGGAGAAGAGCTCTTTACAAACTATGCTGAGTTCGATGATTGCTTTGATGACTATAAAGATGAGTATTATTAATTCAATAAAATATAT